CTAGGATATAATTTTTTCCAAGTATTAACAAATATAGGTATAAACTCCAAGTATAAAGGATTATTATTTACTGCCGTCAAAACACAGTCTAACTTCATATATATATATATATATATATATATATATTACTATATATATAATATTTACATCAAAATATATAAATACAATAAAAATACTAAAAAGTATAAAAGGTTTAAACTATAGTCATTTTATTTAACCTATTTTTTTTTTCACTTTTTATAGACTTACTTACTAAAGAAGGTTGTGAAATTATCGTATCCTCGCGGTTACGATGGTTCCCATGCAACAAGTAAAAAGAATCAAAATAGGAAAACCCTTTGTTTTTGATGTTTTCGTACAACGCATTCATTGTTTTTACTCTTCTTATTGCATTTTTCTTCATAATATTTTCACTGTATGGCTCAAAAAATTTGGGAGGTAAAAAGTTGCGTATTTTGTTATAAACATTTTCTACGATTGTTTCCACTGGATTAGTGTCACTTTCTAAAAGGGTACTGTAGTCAATAATAAGAATTTTATTCATATTATAGAAATGTGTAGGGTACTTTTGTTCTCTCTCTGACAACACAAAAAACATATCAAATTGACTATAAGAATGAATCCAACGACGAATTCCTAAATAGTGACTCTTGACTATTAAATTTTTTGTGAGTTTTTCCGTTTGACTTGGTATTGGCATAAATTGAACTTGAATCGGTTTGTCACAACAAAAAAATCCATATAATATATTTGATAATAAAGTGGATCCGGTATGTACATAGGATGTTTGGATAACTCTTATTGGTTTTTCCATTTATTTCTTTTATGGTATTTGAGTATAAAAAAATAATTCGTAATATCGTTATTTTTTTATACATTTATTTCTCTTTGTCTATGAGAATTTCTTTCGCCACATTTCTTATTATTTTATCATAGTTTCTCTCATTGTCTTCGTCATTCATTTCTCCCATAGAATTATCCAATATTTTCATATACTCTTCGTGTTTTTTCGTAGTAATATCGTCTGCTTTTGGATTTGCTTCTAACCATTTAGGGACTAACTTAATGTTCTTATGCTCTATTAACTTAATAGCACGTTTCATATGTTTTTTATCTTCATCTTTTACCCAAGTATTATTATCTTTTACGTGAATCACCTCGCGTTTTAAATCGCTGCAATGAATCGGTCTTTTATACACATCCAACCCTTTCAACTCACGAATAAGAATATTATTAATACTACCAACATAACCTAATCTTCCAAAATTCTCAAAATCTTTGAACCCAACATCAATACCGTTAATAAAGTCACTAATATTGAATGCGTCTTTGCATTTTTCGTTCAAGAAAATATTCAAATTAAATTTATTATTTGTTGTATTATTAGTTGTATGGGTTCCGATATTTTCCTTCATTACTTCCAACAATTGTTTCTGAAACTCTTGGTTTTGTTTGATAAATTCAATAATTAAACTTTCATTCGTTGCTTGTGGTTGTTGTTGGGAAATTTCTGATTTTTTAACTTCATTTATTTCCATATTTATATTTTCTTCGGAAGTTTTTGTATTTTCTTCAGACATTTTACATTTTTTTTGATGTCGCCACAATCCACTTCTGTCGTTATATATTTTATTACAACAACTACACTTATAATCATGTTGTCCCTTTTGTCCTTTTTCTATCGTTTTTTGTCCCAATTCTGTTGATTTGTTGCTATTTATATGTTTAGATGTCATAAGATGTCTATCATAATGACCCTTGTGTGACGATATATAGTTACAATTAATACAGCAAAATTTATATTGTCCGTTTTGTCCGTTTTCGGTTGCCATTATTGTTGCTTAATTTAGCAACAGAAAAAATTTTAAATCCTTTTTTCATAAATAATTTTTTATGCTCACAAAATTATGCTCTCGTACAAAATACTAAAATCAGAAAATAAGAGCAATAAGCTGTAAAACACATTTTGAAAACAAGTTGCCGCCAAAATATCTGGGGTATCGAAAAATGGACATTTATTTTTGTCCATTTTTTGAAACCCCTATGACTTTTGGGCAAAAATTTCTTCCCTTTTCTGCCTCCGGTAATTTATCTCATTTTTGATGTTTTTTATATATATTTAAAAAAATACAACGTAAAAACAATTATTGTATTTATTCTATGAAGGTTGCCCTTTGTTTTTTAATTAGTTATGAACAAGTGATAAACAAAGAACATATATGGAGAGAGTGGATTGAAGCCAACAAAGATATTATTAACGTGTATTTTCACTACAAGGATTATTCAACGATTGAGTCCGAATGGGTTAAAAAACACGCAATCCCTCAAAAATATATCGTAGAAACATCGTATTATCACGTAGTGCACGCGTATTTTTCTACGATGCATTACGCATTTTTACACGACCGAAATAATAAATGGTTCTGTTTTTTAACTGATTCTTGTGTCCCTATTGTATCCCCCTTCCGTTTCCGAGAGATGTTTTTCAACCATTATAATGAAACAATTATGAACTGGAAAAAAGCATGGTGGAATATTCAGATGCATAAACGCGCTAATTTACGCCAGTTAGGAGAAGAATTTAGGTTAGCAAATGATCCTTGGTTTATTATAAAGAGAGAAGACGTTCAACGATGTATTATTTATTCCAATAAAAACATAGATATTTTCCGATTGATATGTGCTGGAGGTTTGGCGAATGAAAGTATTTTTGCAATTATTTTGTATTCTATGAATGTTTTGGGAAGAGTAAAGAGAGAAGTTACACACTGTGTAGACTGGTCCCGAATGAGTAGTACAACGAGTCCTCATATATTCAAAGAGGGTTCTAAGCGTGATTTGGATTATATTAACAAGTTTTTAAAAGAAAATCAATACACATTATTTTTGCGCAAGACTCATATAGAATTTCCCGATTCTATTTTGTTGAGTTATATTTACGAAAGAGAGAAAGTCAGCGAAGATAGAGTAAGTAAATTGAAACGAATAGAATATGGATTTTTATTTCAAAGACTTTTTAGTCACTTGATAAAATTTTCACTCATTGGGTTTATATTATTTTCTTGTTATTATGTATATATAGATGTCAAATAAAAAAAGAGAAGAACAAATCGCGCCACTAGAAGATATAAAAAACATAAGCGTTAAAAACATATAAACATTACATTATATATTATCTTATATAATGCAACTAAACATTAAAAAACTAGTTGAAGATGCCCAACTACCTATTTATGGTTCCCAATACGCAGCCGGAATGGATGTTTTTTCCAAAGCCGACTATTCCATTCCTCCAAGAACCAGAAAATTAATTGGAACCGGAATTTCTGTATCTTGGTCAAGCGACATTCGTTTAGATGATGAAACAAATTATTATTTGAGGGTTGCTCCTCGTTCCGGATTAGCAGCCAAGTCTAGCGTAGATGTAGGTGCCGGAGTGATTGACTACGATTATCGCGGTGAAGTTTTTGTCTTACTAATAAACAACCATAACGAAAACCAGTTTGAAGTAAAAAAAGGCGATAAAATTGCACAGTTGATTTTGGAGAAAATCCATCGCCCTAAAATTGTAGAGGTGGAACAACATACAGAAACTGAACGCGGTGCTGGTGGATTTGGTTCAACAGACGCTAAAAAAGTATAATTATATTATGTAAATATTATAAAAAATTTATATAATAAAGTCATAGTTATTTAACATTTCCAACGATTACCACAATCAATACAAGTAACAAAGGTTGTCATAGGCTCATCTGCGGAACGCGTTTGCATTTGATAATAAGTACATTTTTTAGAACGACACTTGCGACAAGTAAAAGTATCAGTTGCTGCTTCCATAGTAGTTTCATATTTGGTTTTATCACGTTTTGCTTTGGCAATGATAAGTTGTTCCCACTTAGTAGGATTCATTTCTTGATGAGTCATAAATGCAACTACGTGCGCCTTGGTTTGACCGCTTTTCAATTGTTCAAGTAGTTCTGGATTTTTCAAGTTGAAAAACAACGTGCGAATTCGGTCAATATATATTTGAATAAAGAAAGGATTGTCCCATTTTTTAACAACTTTGCGAGTGGTCGCCTCTTTTAATGAATAGTTATAAATTCCTTTTTCCAAATTTTCTGTTTTTTTTTCATCGCCAATCAAAGCATTAAACTTTGAACGGATATTTTTACGAAAAGTTTCGGGGTTTTCAATCTTACGCATATTATCTACTATATTATAAATACACAATATACATTTATATCAAAATCAATTTTATTTTTTACTACCTTATTATATTAAAATGTCACAAGAACAAAAAAAAGAAGAAAAACAACAACAAGAAAATATCAGTTTAGGAATTTACGATATAGAAAATCCCGAACCAAACCAATCCACTACCACAAGTGAAGATACGGAAACAGACAGTTTTTTTTTGAATTCTGATGTAGATAAAAGGTCACATTTATTCAAGATGATGATTTTACAACAAGAAGTATTGAATAAAAGAATTGGAACACAAGCGTGGAAAAAATATCTGAGCGCTGCTTTTTGGAACTACATCACAACACCTATTAATTTTTCCATTACTCTACTTACCGCAATCGCAACTGGACAAGCAGCGACTGCCAATATATTAACTCCCCAACAAACATTAATCATTTTATTTGTTACTTTTGTGTTGACAACAACAAATTCTTTTTTCAAGTTGAATACCAAAATGAATCTGAATTTTGAAGCAGCTAGAAGATATTATAGTTTTGGCACAAAATTTGAAGAAATTTACTATAAACCATTATTTACCAACAAGTGTGTTGATAACAAACTCAAAAGTTACAATACACTACACGATAATATTAATAAATATATGTTGAGTGAAACAATAGAAAATCAAAATTATATAACTGAAATACTGTATAATTTTGTAATGAGAACATCTTATGTAACTAAATCAAAATGGATTAACGAAAAAGAACGACATTATGAGTTAGATGGAGTTCAAAATAAAGAACACGATTCTCATTCAATTGCAAATAGAATATCTTCATTGGTCAGTAGTGCATTAGGAAAAAATGCTACAGAAATTGATGCAATGACAAATGAAAAAATAGATGACATAAAAAGACTGTATGATAATGACAAAAAGAAACAAGTAGAAGAGATAAAATTATTAAAAGAAGCAAATAAAAAAATGTTGGAGGATATTCAAAAATTAAAAACAGAAAAAACAACTCCACCATCACCAGTGAATCCTACAAACAACCAAATGGTACTTGTTGATAAAAAGGAAACTACTGAAAAGTCAGTCAAAATAGAAAAAAAGAATGAAGTAAAAAAAGAAGAAGAGGAAAAAAAAGAATTAGATGATACCGAAATAGCAAAATATAATGAAATACGTGACTATTTTAAAAAAGTACAAACTTATATTTTAAAGGATAAAAAGGATGATGACAAAATTAGAACTTTTTTAAAGGGCGAATTGTCTGAAATACTTGGAATACTCGAAGAAATTGACTCAGATGAAAATAGTTCTTCCTTAAAATATGAACAAGTTTATAAATATTTTATAAAATTAACAGATATAATTACGGATGAATACATCAAAACAAATTTTAAAGAAATTAAATTTACATTAGACCCAACCAACAATGGAAATATACCAATAAATATGAGAGAACTATTTGTCATTTCATTTGAACGATTTTGTTATCCTCTTATTGAAAAAATTCAAAAAGAAGAAAAAGAAGAAGACAAAATAGAAGTAGATTAATCTTTCTTCTTACCAATATTTACAAAGACATTTTCCTTAACATCATCGCCTCCATCATCGTCATCGTCAGAGTAGTCATATTCATCTTCACTTAATTCAGAACCAATATCTTCTAAATTCAACTCTTCGTCTTCTTGGTCATCTTCAACCTCATCACTGTCACCCATTTCTTCACTATCTTCAGTTTCATAGTCTTCATCTTCATCTCCACTATCCACGACAAAACCATCCTTTAAATATCCGTGTTTTGTTTTCTTTTCAGCTGGTACATTCTCTAATTCATCAACCTCGTCTTCATCTTCTGCACAAGTAACCGCTAAATTTTCAAAACCACCAAATAATTTTTCATACATTTTTTCCCACAACTCTGAATTCATTGAATAAAGTTCAAATGTTGAGTCATCCTTTTTCTTCTGACAAACTAAAGCACAATTACCGAAAAATAAGGTGGAATCAACTGGAGGGGGAAAGTCATATTTATTTTCAGTATTAGCTTTTCCATCAATTTTTCCGTATAACGAAACCAAGTATTTTTTTCCGTCTATTTTTACATTCCATTCAGTTTGTTTTCCAAAGTCATCAGCTTTTTTAAAACCACATTTTTTGTACAGTTCTTCTTCATTGTATTCCTTGATAGTAAGATTTTTTAATACGCCAGTTTTTTCAACAATTACAATCGTTGTCATATTATTACCTATTAAATATAAATTGAATAGGTTTAAATAGTTTATTATAATAATATTTAGAGTATAATAAAACATCCTTGGGTAAAATGAAAATATATTTGAACTCATATAAACCAAAAGAACTCATTCCAAAATTAAAACATTTAGATAATTATTTCAATAAATCCACTAGTCATATTGAAATTATTTCACCCTCCTCCGGAATTTATAAAATAGAAAATAAAAATATTGTACGAAAAGTCGTAGTAGATAAACAAGTTGAAACTTTTAGCAAGTTCCATAAAAACAGTGTTTTATTTTTAGATAAAAGTTATTACAGAGAAGAAAAAGTATTATCTCAGTTACCATTTGATCATACATATACGGAGATAACTTGTTTTTATTACAACTTGCACAGTGAAGAAAATGGTAAAAAGAAACCACCTAGAATACAACTCGTCGTTGAAGGAGTTTACAAAGAAAGTCAAATACAGTTACATAGTAACTCTAACCAGTTTAACAACAAGTATTTTCAATTTGTGCCGATGGATTTTTATTTTTTAGTAAATGATGATTTTGATATAGAAAATCAATTTTCTAAAGAAGAACTTAATGTGTTTTTATCCCACTTATTCTAATATTGCAATAGTATAATTATATGTTATTTTGGACTGTTCAAACAATAATTATATCAATTATATTCATTTTTTTAGTTCATCATTTAATTACTTATTTCAAACAAATATTAACTGTTCCAAGGACAAAAGATTTAGTAAATTCGCCTATTCAAAAATATAATGATATGTTTAAAATAATATCCAATGGTGATACCTCTTCCTCATCGACAGTAAATGTAAGTGACTATTTACCCAAAAACATAGAAGATAATTTATTACAAACCCCAGTGCCAGTTGTAACAAACGAAACGAAAACGAGTATGAAGAATGAACTTAAAAGTTTTCTGAAAAAACAGTTAAACGGGAATAGTGCAAACCAAGCTGTAGGAAATAATACCACTGACATATCAACTCTAGATATTATGGACAAGTCTTCGTCATCTCCTTTTTATTCTGCTTACTAAAAATAAATTTCTCAACAAAAAATATATCCGTTGTTGAGAAAATGATGAAAATGAATTTATTACCTTCTATATTGTTTATGATGTTTTTTAGTTTCATTATTCAATACTACATTATGAGTGTAATAATGACAAATGATGTGACAAATATACGCAACAGTTTAGGAAAACTATATATTTCTACGATAATGGCCTTTTTAATGGGAATTGTTGAGGTAATGATGCACGATTTTTATTCCGGTGTTTTGTCGTTACAATATTATATTCCATTGTTTGTTATACTTGGTACATTGTACTACTTGTACAAGAAACAGTATAAAGTCAATGACAAGGAATATTTGAATGAAATGATAGAACATCATTCCATGGCGTTATTAACATCTGATGAAATATTGAAAAAAACAAAGGATGATAATATGATACTATTAGCAGATAGTATTATCAAAGGACAACAAAAAGAAATATCCATAATGAAACAAATGGTTCAAAATATGAGTTAATATAATAATTCAAAATGATATAAATATAAAAGTAGAGTTAATTAATAGATAGTAATAGAAACGAATGTTAGGAGAATATGATAAAAATGAGATTCTAAGAGACTTTCCCAATATTGAACTTTCTTATGAACTAATAAGTCATAACAAAGTTTACGACGCCGAATTTATATTGGCGATTCCGGAAGGAAAAAAATATTTTGCATGGTTCACCACTTTCAAAATGCAAAATGTTTGTATATTGTTGGAAATAAATGGTGAAAATAAACAAATCGCGCACATTGAGTTTGGCATAACTTGTTTTCACGAACATTTATGTTATGGGGTAGGAACTATTGTATACGGAACCATATTTAGGTATGAAGGTACCCGTTTTTTTTCAATAGAAGACATTTATTATTACAAAGGAAAATCAAGTCATTCCACATCTTATTCAAATAAGTTACTACTAGGAAAACAAATATTTACAACAGATATAAAACAAGTATCTTACTATGAAGGTCAGATGGTTTTTGGAATACCAGTGATAGATTCATCGTATCCAAAATTATTAAACGCAGTGGGAATTTTACCATACAAGATAAAGTATTTACAATTTAGATACAACACACAACATAAAATAGTAAATAATCCATACTTCAAATCTGGAGAAGGAATGAATTACCGAAATAACCAACAACAACAAGTACCAAAAGTAACAGAATTAATATTTAACGTAAAGCCGGAAATACAGAATGACATATACAATTTGTACACTTACAATTTTGACACGAGAAAGTGTGACTATTTGTTTGAGGTTGCTTTTGTGCCAGACTATAAAACAAGTGTAATGTTGAATAATTTATTCCGTAATATAAAAGAAAATAAAAATTTAGATGCTTTAGAAGAAAGTGATGATGAGGAAGAATTTGAAAATGATAACATTGATAAATTTGTATATTTAGAAAAAGAATATAATATGGTTTGTCAGTATAACCAAAAACACAGAAAATGGGTTCCTTTACGAGTTGCGAGAAAAGGTGACCGCGTTGTTACAAAAAAAGATTTATTTCGTTTAGAAAAAAATAACTACTAATATATATATGACAACATTAAATATTAATTCTCCATTGAGTCCATTCGGTTTTGAGAATGTAAGTACTCCTTTGGCAAATGTAAATCCTTCTTTAGTAAATGTTGATAATTCAAGTTATTCTGGTGGTTTCGGAAGTACCGAAACATCTCGTTCATTTTCGTTGAATCCAACGCCAATGTCGGGTATTCAAGCAGCCAGTGCATCTGCTTTACAAATGGGAGGTGGTCGTCGTAAAAAACATCATAAAACAATTAAATTAAGAATAAAAAAAATCGCAAGTAAATATAAGAAGATGAAGGGTGGAAAAAGATTAACTCTAAAAAGCGCAAAAAAACAATTACTTTCAGTAATTAATTTGATCAAAACAGATAATGGGACAAAGACAAGAAAAGGAAGAAAGGTGAGAAAATCAAAAAAACCAAGTAGAAAATACAAGAAAGGTGGATTTTCCCTAGGAAGAGCTGGTGGTTCTAGACGTCGTCACTACCAAAAAGGCGGTACTTATCATCAATACATGGGAGGTGTACCAAATACACCAACGTATCAAACTGGTAGTATAAATTTATCTCCTTCCGAGTCGGCACTTGCAAATCCAGTGCCATTTAGTGTGTTACCAAATTGTACCAACTGTGTTGATAACTACAATCATTTCACCAACAGTGGTAAGCAAGTTTGGTAAATCAAAACCTAGATAAATATTTCATATAAAATTTTATGTACAGATTTTATATGAACGCATTAGCGGGAGTTTTAGCAGTAGTTGGTTTTTTTGCAGTAGGAGGATTACTTTTAGAAGGAATAAAACCAGCTGCACACAAAATAATCGGTCCAGAAAAACATCACTCATCATCATCATCACATAGTTCAACAAAAAAAGGTGGTCGCCGTCATAGTAAAAAACACACTAGAAAACACAGTCATTAAATTTAATATCTATTAAAATACTCACTCAAACGGCTCAGAATATAAGTTATAATATTTACAGTATATGTTTTTTCACATCTACAATACTTGCAGTTATTATTTATATAAAAATGATTTGAATAACCGTGGTTAGGATTACTTTCACAATACTTATTTTCATTTTGATAAGTAAACATTTTGTAACAGTTAATTTATATTCTTTGTAATGTAACAATACATAATTTTATTCCAAATCAATTTTTTTTAAATTTAATTAAACATTTTCCTTTTAACAAGACATTCTCATCATCTTCGTCATTTTTGAATGTATAGTTGCTTTTTGATGACGTACCAACAGCACAAGAGTTGGGATTATATTCCACTTTCCATAAATTCGCGTTCGGTTGATAAGTCAAGTTACTTGAACGAATTATTTTATAATTTTGTTTTTTATAAAATGCTTTACGTTTTGACCACTGGTTCTTGAATGGTTGATGTTCATCTATAATATCAACCACAATCGGTGAACCGTGTTTTTCTCTTAATATTCTTCCTACGGCTTGTTCAATATCTGTTTTTGGTGTTGCCATAATCAGTGTAGTTAATGTTTTAATATCAAGCGCCTCCGCTGCCATAGAGTATGTCGCAATAATGACTTGTTTTAATTCCGATTCCTTCAACGCTTGTTCTTTCATACCACCGACATAATAACCAACCGTCGCAATTTTTCTTGCTTCTATTGCATCATACAAATATTTCAATAAACTTTTATTATGCGCTAAAATCATTATTTGTTGTTTTTGATTTTTCTCTTCACTTTCTTTGAGTAAATCGTTCAATATTCGTAATATAAATTCACTACGGTGATTAAACTCACACAACTTTACAATCATACTGCTATATTGAGTTTGACCACGATAATCAGTAACAACCGTTTTAAAGTCTTCGTCATTTGATACATAGTCAATCGCCCGAACAACCACGCTATGTTGTTCATCTCTCGTTCCCTTATATACAACATCGCCTAAGAACATTTTAAATATTTTGGTTGTTCCATCTTTACGATTCATCGTCGCAGATAAACCCAACATATACTTAGTAACTAACTTGAATAATGCACACGAAAATACTTCACTAGAAATATGGTGTACTTCATCAATAATTGTCAATCCAAAACTATCAAATGTTGTTGCCGGATATTCTTTCATAGAAAGCGACTGCAACATACCAATCACAATATCTTTATCTTCAATATCTACTATTTGACCTTGAATCTTACCTACACGTGCAGTAGGGAGAAATTGTTTGATTCTCTCTATCCACTGGTTCATAAGAAACTCCTTATGAACAATAACTAAAGCTTTTTTACCTAAAACACTTATAATATTGATTGAAAGCACAGTTTTGCCATAAGCACACGGAAGTTCAAGTAAACCGCCACCACCATCTTCGTTTTTTTTCACGTGGTCAATAAAAGTTTTAACAACTGGTTTCTGATTATCGCGCAATTCTCCCATAAATTGAACCGAAATATCATCACCAGAAGAAATTTTATTTTTTGTAGATGGGCCAAAGTAAGATTCTCCAAAATAACGAGGAATATAAAACTTGTTATCAGACTCACGATAAACGGGGAAAGTATGTGGTACTTTGGATACAACTGAACCTTGCGTAAATGGTTTAGCAGTTAATTCGCGTTTTAATTCAATTTGTTGTTCGGGGGTTAAGTCTTTTTTCATTAAAGTATATCCTTTTTGTCCCAAATATCCTCGTGGTCCATTTAGACATTTTGCTTGTTGAGTATTTGTAAATTCCATTTTCAGTAATTATCTTGTTTATAATTTAGAAAAGAAGAAAAATATCAATTTTATTATTTATTTTGAATTTATTTGAAATTATGAAAGAATAAAATCTACCAATATGATATATGGACGCTTTCAAAGATTTATTAAAAAAAGAAAAGATGGGTCAAGTTCTTTTATCAATACTGTTCCTCATTTATTTGATAATGGGATATAGAACTCCAGAAGTAATTGCAAATATGGTGGATAACACTTTGGGTAAGTTAGTTGTAATTGTAGTCGCCCTTTTATTGTTTTCTTGTTGCAATCCAATTTTAGGTATTCTAGGATTTATTGTTGCATATGAACTGATTCGTCGTTCAGAAATCAAAACCGGCAACTATGCTCTTAGAAATTATATGCCAACTGAACAAAAGAAAGCATCTTGTCTAACTGCATTTAATCAATTCCCATATACTTTAGAACAAGAAATGGTGAGTAAAATGGCACCAATACAACACACCGTTTCAACAGAAGCACCGTATGTACCAATATTAGATAATAACTATGACGCTACTCCAATATCGTCATCAAATTAAACGCTAGTTTTTGTATTGTATTATATTATATAAAATATTTACATAATATAAAGAAATGGAACAAAATATTAATGAAGAGTTGAACTGGAGAGACCAAACGTGGCGCGACGATTTTTTTACGAATTTTACTGAAGAGTTACGATTATGTGACCGCGAGAATTTAGAACCCAATCCTCAAAATAGAGAAAGATATAATAGCACAAGAGAAAGGTGTCAGTTTGTACTTAATTATTATCTGTCAAGAGTTGGTCGTATCGTAAATGAAATGGTAAATACAGAAACAGAAACACCTCGTGAAATAGTGCAAAATATAATAAATCGCTTGGAAGATATAATAAGAGATCATATATTTGAAGGTATTGTAGACCAAACAACTGAAAGAGTTATTAATGAAGACTTTAATGAACTTCAAGTAACTAATCCGATGCTGCAAGGAAATAACCAAGAATGGTCAGAATTGAGTCTTGTGAATCATTTCAATAGACTTTGGGGTTACTATATGAGGGTAATTCAATACATAAATCGTGAAAATAATTCTGGTAATGTGGGTGGAAGAAGACGAAAAAAGTATAAAAGCAGAAAAGCAAATAAAAGTAGAAGGGTAAATAAGAAAACAAGAAGGATAAGGAAACAAAAGAGTAGAAAATTAAAAAAGTAAAAATAAAAAATATAAGTATAATATATATGGTATATCCAGTATTTGAAGAAAATAGTATAATAAATAGATGTAAAAGTGATTTAGAACAATTCTTGGCACAGTATCCTTTACAAGAAACTTTTACATTAGAATTAAATAGTTCAAACTATACAATATTTGAAGATATGAAAAACGCGATTCAACCACTCATTCAAAAGTTAGAAATAACTTCTGGTAAAAACTTGATAAATTTTAACTATGTTCACGACATTATAAATTATGATAAAAATATCCAAACAAAATTGTGGATAGTAAGAACTTATTTATTTTATCAAATATTGATTTTTGCTACAAAAATGATGAATAACGAATCGTTATTTAGTGATGTATACAATAAAAATTCTCAAATAGTTCCAACGCGTATTTTTAGAGGCGATATAAAACCAGAACTAGAAAATTATAAAATGGGAATTTTTGGTAGTTTAACACCTACATCTGATATTGATATTGGAGTTCAATATTCGGGTGACATAATTGGATTGATAGGTTTATCTTATTTTGTTTCTATTTTTGAAGACTTGTTTCTAATATTTTTTAATAAAAATACCTTAGATTTTGATATTGAAATGTATGCTGATATGATGACATTACCAAATCCACATAAAAATGATACAGAACACCCAGATATATTTTATTTAGATACGATGAATTTTAATATTGATGACTTTAATGAAATGTTACCATATGCTGGTGCAAGTATTTTAAGAAATTATGTTGATGCAATGATTGATTTGGGTAATAATAATATTGAACAAAATATAGGGAGTTTTAATTATAATATGATTTATAATTATTTTCCAAATTTCAGAGAGTTATTTAATGACGATGTACAAAACTTGTTTTCAAAAAATAATTGGAAAAACGAAGCATCAAATATGATAAAAGACTATATGACACATGATTATAATTATGGAAGAGAGAAATACTATAAACTTGTTAACGATGCTGAAATAACTCAACAAGATGCAAAAGTTATTATAAATAATGTTGATAAAAACCACGCTACATTTTTAAATACCAGATTAATATTAGATATTATGAAAAAAATAGGAAAAGCACTAGTTTATCGCGCAGAAAGTTACACTTGTGCTCCTACAGTAATGTTTGTAGTACGTATTTTACAAGCAACTAAAGGGGATTTAAGTAAATATAAAACCCAAACACCGGTATTGTGTAATTTTCCATTAACAAACGCAATTTGTGGTATTGGACGATATGGTTATATAATGAGTATGTTGGAACAAATTGGGTATTTAATTCGGTTTGACATTACATACTGCGAAAAAAAACATTATAACGCCGAAAAATGTAATAAGAAAAAAATAAAATATGGAGAAAGACTTGACTATGCGTTAGAGTTATACAAACATCCGATAAAAACGAAACGAAACGCAATAGGAAATTTGCGTTCTGAGAGTTTAAAAACAGAGTTTGAAAAAAATAATATTAATGATAATACGGATTTTTCAGATAGGCAAAGACATTCTTTCGGGGGAAAAAGAAAAATAGGAAAAACAAAAAGAAGAAAGTCCAAAAGAAGAAAATCTAAGGGAAGAAAAAATAGAAGAAACAAAACACGAAAACAATAAAGGTTATAGTATATCAGTTATCAAGTTTGAATTGATATATTATTATTTATTTTTTATATTTTTTGAAAAAACCACCTTTCATAGGGGAGTTCGTTTCAGAATTACTACCCAAACTAGTAAGGTATTTCATTATAGAGTATAATATGAAAATTAAAAACATAAAAACAACAACATAAAGGAGATACATTAAATTTTCTTGACTACCCAAATCATTAACACTTTTTTTATCTTTTGTAACTTCTCCCATTACTTTATCAGTTGGTTGACAGTCAATGTAAATATCACTTCCACCACTAAGAGAGTTTGAGGGTCCTTTGGTATTTATAAACAAAGAAGTAGTAGCTGTAAATGGATTTGAAGGGACAGATTTCACTATATTTTTAAATATTTTTAAATCATCATTATTAATTCCAATTGCATTTGAAATGTCAAAGACAATACAATCCATTTTACTTGTTGTATAACTATAAAATTGTTTCATTGGTATAAAACTATTTAGTGTAAATTCACCTATTCCTTTATTCGTATTTTTTCCAGCAGAAGGAGCACTTTTTCCAGCAGCATTAATTACTCTAGATAGTACTTGAGAACCATTTGTTGTCAAACCACCAGTGCTCAAAGGAATAATAATGTACAAAGGATTTCCACCACTTACGGGAGTATGACGAATGACAACTTCACCATTTGCTGTAGTATTATTATATTTATGTAAAGATGGAGAGTATATACTTATACTAGAAACATTATAACTAGTATTGTTGTACAGTACTGGAGAAGTATTTGATAAGTCATATGTAAATTGTAGATAAGCACCATAGTTAGAAACAGTGGTATTGTTGGTAGTTGGATAATTAAATGCATAAGAACATTTAGACTCACAAGTACCCGCGATATTTTGAGGGGATATATTCATAATGGCGTTGCTTGTAGTAGTAGTAGTAGTACTAGCATTAGATGGTTTATTTTTTGGGTTATTACTTTTTTTTGGGTTATTACTTTTTTTTGTATTAGTTGGTTTGTTCTGTTTTTTTGCCATTATTTTGTTTTTTATAGTATATATAAATAATAAGATAAATAAATAATAAGTTAAATGAATATAAATAATATTTATTTAATATAAACATTTTATATTATGAAATTAACTAAAGGTAGATTATTAAAAATTCTTGATAAAAAAAAACAAACTATGAAAAAATACAAAAACAAAACAAATAATGAAAAAAATAAGACCTATAAAAATAAAAAAGGACTAAATTTACACAACAGCACATTAAAAAATATCTTCTAAATTGTTTGCAGCAGTATAAAAGTAGTAAAACTACAAATATGGAATATATTTAATAACATCATTTTCGTAAATAGTAATTTTAAATGCTTGATTATATCCTTCTACAAAAACACGGTCACCATTGTATAGTTGGTCACAGCCATATTCATTCGTACAACTTCGTCCCTTGTGTATGATGGGTAACTTTACACTATTGTTTTGGTCACTCATTGTATAGTATTGCCACTTGTCACGATTCACCAACAGAGGGCGCCCCATTAAAGGTAATATTTTATCTTTTTTAGAATTGTTGTGTAATGGTGTTAAAATACCCATTTGTCTATAGTTAGTATCAACAGCACCGGGGTTAGTTGATACATTAATAGGAACCGCACCACGACGAATCGGTACCACTTCTGGAATAAAGTAACGTTCGTCTCGCAAAGGAGGAACGTAAGGATTCATCAAAACATCATTCACTGGTATATTGTTGTATGGATAATTTGGCTGTTGGCTAATAATATAACTTGGGTCATTTTGTTTATCAACATTAACGATTACTTTCTGTTTATTTTCTCTCTTAATAAAACTAATGTAAATTAAATATATGATGATAAGTATAACTATTACAAGAAAAAACATTGTTACGTTTTCAATACATATTACTCCCGGAGGACACTTCTTTGGCATATATACTATGTATATAAATATATGTCAAAAATGATTAAATTAAGCAGATACTCCCATTTGTTCAATTGGTGCTGCACCAGTTTTAGTTAAACCAGCTAAACTACTTAAACTTTTCATGTCAAAACCTTTTAATAAACTTTGTGCTTGTTCCATTAGTGGAGTCATACTTTTCATAGCATCTGCTAATTGCATTTGTTGTTTCATTAAATTTTGCGTATCATCTGTTAATTGCTTAATACCATTGCCGCCTAAAATTTTATTTAAATCATCATACGCATCTTCAACAGTAGAAGCATAGTCTATTCTATTTTCTTTCTTGTACATAGTTGACATTTTCTCTGCTTTTTTATCATCATCTTTGTTATCTTTGTTGTCATCAGATTTATCTTCTTTTTGTTTTTTTAACTTTTCTTTTTGTTTGTTCAAGTCATCAATATCATCTCTTAAATCTTTTACCTTCTTCTTTTCGTCATCAGTATCAACACCGTCTTTGATTAATTTATCCAACTTTCCTTGTTTACGTTCAATATCGTCATTAATGTCTTTAATTTGGTCACTAATTGGCTTTTTATCTTCAAACCCTTCTTTAACTACTTTTCCTACCATAAAAACACTTGTTAAAATTAAAGGAATAGACAATACAACAATCATATTTCGGCTAAAGTTTGCAGTTAAAAATGCAGCTAAAATAAAAAATATAATTGCATTAAAATTACCCAACATCATATATCCTAAAAGATTAATAAGAGTTAAAAACAACACAAAGTATAAAACGTATTTGTTTTCAAGCATTTTTGAAAAAGATTTTGGTATTTTCATTTATATATATAAACAATTAAAAAAAATTGAATAAATATTTATATTTTATTATAGTAATTATTCAATACTCTAAAATAATAAAATGACGACCAAAAATTACTTGATGTTGTGTGAACTGTATCATCCGAAACTGCACGGTTTTGACGAGAATAGTGACCCTAATATAGTTGGACACTATATAGTTTCTTACGTGAAAGATAACGATACAAGTGACAGTGAAAATGAATATGACGAATACGATGATTCTAGTGGGGATGAAAACGATGAGTTAATATTAGACAAAGAAATTATTAAATTGTTCCAAAAAAAATATAAAACACTTGTTAAAAATTCACTAAAATTCAACATTAGTTTAGAACACCAAATAGTTCGGAATTATATAAATATAATCACTAAAGATAGTTATATAACACCACATATAGGAGAATGTATTTATTTATCTGGGGATGAGTGTGTAGCTATTATAAAAACGATGTGGTTGAAAATTGTACAACGATGTTGGAGACGTGTTTATAAAAAACGTATGCAAATCATATCTAGTATAAACAGAAACACACATTATTTATCAAGAAGAGAATATGATACAAAATGGAATATTAGGATACCAACAATTCACGGTATGTTTTGGAATTTTAACGCATAGATGAAGATGACTGTGATGGAACACTAGATGATGACTTAGAATTTAATTTAGACTTTGATTTTGACTTTGAAGAATGAGTTCTCTTTCTTGATTTTTTATTGTCATATTTAGCAATAAATCCTCCTTTCATTCTTCTTCGTGTTCTTCTTTTTCTGGTAACATGTCGTTTTCTTCTACCACCAGTTGTTGGTGCTACTGGACCCAATGATGGTCTTATGTTATTTAGTTCATTTAAAATATTTGTAATTTCTTGTTGTATTTCTCCATCTGGTCCAAGTTGAGCAGTTTGGCCGTTTACCAATACAGTTAACTCATCTAGCATACGCTGTAGTTGGGCTAACTGGTCATTGGTCGCAGTAAGTCTACCTTCACTTTCGCTAACTTGTCTTTGGAGGTCTGCGATAGACCCGTCTTTTTCTGCCAACTGTGCATTCAAAGCGTCTATTTGTCTTTGTAGTTCTGCGGCTTGTTCAGACTGTCCAAGTTCACGTCCAGATAATTCATTATTTAGCCTTTGTATTTCTGCTTCAGCCGCATCTAACCTTTGAATAATTTCGTCTCTTGCAGTTTGTTCTTCACCTAAACGACCATTTAAACCTTGTAATTCACCAGTTAGACGAGCGACCTCTGCTTCGAGTGCTTGTTTTTCTCCTCCGATACCTCTAATTTGTCCAGAAATATCCCGAAGACGGTCTCTTATTTGTGTAATATGGTTATTATTATCTGTTGCTTGAGTTGTAATATTTGTAATTTTTGTCAAAGCTTCTTCCATACTCATCTTTATTATTTATATATATATAGAAATAATAATTATTATTATAAAAAATTAGTTTTTCATTAAACCGTCTAAATCTTTTTTAATTTTGTCAAGCTCACCCATAATTTCTTGTTTTTCTTTTTTAGAATTTACTATATCATTTTCAGTTAATTTACCACTCACCATTAAGTCGTCGATATATTGATTCAAAAATTGCATAGATTTAATTTGGTCTTGTTTCTGTTTCAAAATAAAATCATGGTATTTTTGATAGTCATTACGAACGTTTTCCAAAAAATGATTTTCTTTTACATTTTCTTCTAAATATTTTCTTTTTTCCAACAATAACCGCCTTTTCATTTTTATTTGTTGTTCAATTTGATTTAAATAATTATCTCTATCAGCAACGTTCATTTTAAGTTCATACATTTTTTATTAGTTATATATTATTTTGCTATATTAATAAAAAAATTGAAAAGTATTTTAAAATATTTATAAAAGTATACAACAAAATATCAACTTAATTCAAATTACCGCAAACAAAATGGAACAAACCGCAGTCCAACGAACATTCTCACACGACAAGTACGACGCAATGGAAGCAAATATTCACTATGTAGACATAAATGAAAAAGGAAATAGTAGTCCAACCTCAAAAAAAAGAAAAAATGATAAAAAAATTTATTATGTCGTAGTTACAGTATTATTAACAATTATTGCGATTTGTATACTTCAAGGTGCTATAAAAAATAACACAGACGTAACAGACAACTCGCCATCACGAGCCTTGTACGAAAATTTCAATTTAAGTGAAATGGAACAATACGAACACCACAGTATGTTAGGTGACGACTTATCAAGTAATAATCACTATTTTAACAATTTAAATTTATATTATAATGAAACTGAATTTATTAGTTACGAAAATCATGACGTAGATAAATACAAAAAAAGTTACTATAAATTACTTAAAGTATGTATTCCACAGTTACGCAGAGCACATGCATAAAAACCATCATTATAACAATTTATACTAAAACAAACAAAAATATAAACTGTAAATATTGTATATTTTTTTACGATAAAAATTAAAAAAATACGAATAATATTTTAATATATTTTTATAAAAAATATAAAATCTTAACTATATAATATTTAGGATGTCAAAGATTCAATCAGAGCCTTTACTTGCACCAGACGATAATAGGTTTGTAATGTTTCCTATACAACACCAAGACATATGGGAAATGTATAAAAAACAAGTGGATTGTTTTTGGCGAGCCGAAGAAATTGATTTATCAAAAGATTTAACACACTGGGAATCCTTAAATGCTGACGAAAAACATTTCGTGTCAATGATACTAGCATTTTTTGCAGCAAGTGATGGAATTGTATTAGAGAATCTAGCAGTACGTTTTATGTCTGATGTACAAGTATCAGAAGCAAGAGCGTTTTATGGTTTCCAAATTGCAATGGAAAATATACATTCTCAAACATATAGTTTATTGATTGAAACATATATTAAAAACGAAGACGAAAAAATGAAACTGTTCCAAGCAATCAATCATTATCCTTGTATTAAAAAAAAATCAGACTGGGCTCAAAAATGGATAAAAGATAATCGTAGTGGTTTTGCAACCCGTTTGGTTGCTTTTGCGTGTGTTGAAGGTATCTTTTTTTCCGGCGCATTTTGCAGTATTTTTTGGTTGAAAAAACGCGGTTTGATGCCCGGTCTAACTTTTTCAAACGAGTTAATTTCGCGTGATGAAGCTCTTCACTGTGAATTTGCCATTTTGTTATACAATAAATTAGTGAAAAAGATGCCAAAAAACAAAATCCACGAGTTGATTAAAGAAGCAGTTGATATTGAAACTGAATTTATTTGCGAAGCGTTGCCTTGTCGTTTAATTGGAATGAATTCAAAAATGATGACACAATATATTCAATTTGTAGCAGACCGTTTGTGTCTTCAGTTAGGATACGATAAATTGTACGATGTAACAAATCCGTTTGATTTTATGGAACTCATTAGTTTAGAAGGTAAAACCAACTTTTTTGAGCGAGTTGTTTCTGACTATTCATTGGCTAATAAAACTGTAGATGAAAACACTTTTGAATTTAATGAAGACTTTTAATCATTTTTTCTTGAATGTATAACAAATATAAAAATCCGTTTGAACAAATAATTAAACTTTAATAATAATTAAATATTAAATAAATATTAAATATTTAAATATTTAGTATAATAAATGATAACGTGCGATTTAAGAGGAGGACTCGGAAATCAACTATTTGAAATAATAACAACATTATCATATGCTATAGATTACAACCATTTATTCTATTTTGAAAATACTTATACATTAAATAATGGGGTTACACAAAGACATACATACTGGAACTCTTTATTAATATTTTTGAAAAAACATCTTACCGAAACTACTTATATTAATAAACTTACAGTTGTGAAAGAAAAAAGTTTTAACTATGAAGAACTACCACTAATAACACCTCTTGATAATATTATTTTGGAAGGATTCTTTCAAAGCCATAAATATTTTGAAAAAAATTTTAGAAAAATTTATGATTATTTACAGTTTGAAGTGTTGAAAAAAAAAGCAACAAGTAAATATAACTATGATTACAAAGAATTTATAAGTATGCATTTTCGCCATGGGGACTACAAACACTTGCAAGATTTTCACCCTATTCTAAATTATAAATATTATGAAAATAGTCTAAAAGAAATTTTAAAAAAAACAAACAATAAGTTTCAAAAAATACTTTTTTTTTGTGAAAAAGAAGATAATGAAGAAATAGAACAAATAATTGATACTTTAAAAAAAAAAATAACAAATTGCGTATTTATAAAAGTGATAGATGAAATTGAAGACTGGCAACAGTTACTTCTAATGAGTGCGTGTAGTCACAATATTATTGCAAACAGTACGTTTAGTTGGTGGGGAGCATATTTAAATACGAATCCAACAAAAATTGTATGTTATCCCGAAGTATGGTTTGGACCAAAGTTAACTCACGATACATCGGATTTATTTCCCGAATCTTGGACAAAAATAAGTTGCGTATAAAACAATTTATAGTTATGTTGAGTAATATTAACTATAAATCCAGACAATGGAAGAGAAAAAAATTAAACAAGACTTTATACTCTTGATTATGAACTGTCAAAAATACATTAAAAAAGCAGACGCTCAAAAAAATACGTGGTTGAAAGAGTTGCCTTCTAATGTAAAATATTATCATGTAGTTGGAAATTCTATGTTAAAAACCACCTTTAAATTTGATGATGAAGAGAGAAAATTATGGGTAAGGAACCACGACGACTATAATTCTCTCCCTCACAAAGTAGTTACCGCATACGATGCAATCAATCAAACATACGATTATAAGTACATTATGAAAACTGATGACGACCAACAAGTTCTCTCTTGTTTCCAGTTCTTTACAACCTTGACCAAACTATTTGATTCGCCCAATTTTTCGTACCATTATGGCGGTTTTATCGTAGATGTTAAGTTGCCACATATCTCTCAATATTATAGAATACATTCGGAGTTACCGCGCAATTTAAAAATAGAAGCAATTAAATATTGTAACGGTCGCTTTTACTTTCTCTCTTATAATGCAATTCAAGACCTTATAACCAAGAGAGAAAATATATCCAAAGAATATTTGGAAGATTATGCGGTTGGTTATTATCTTAACTCTTCTCTAAGAAATAATATTTTCCCAATAAAAACGGATGCATATTTTAAAGATTTTACTTTGTAGGTTTCTCTCTTTCGTTGAATTACTATATGTATTTTTAACGTATTATCTTTTTTTTCATTTGCATCATTCGTTTTATTTGCATTATTTGTTTCATTTGAATTATTTGTTCATTTTGCATTACTTGTTTCATTTGTGTTGACTGTCTGATTTGATTTTTTCGTCTCAGTTGCATTATTCGTTTCATTTGCATTATTCGTTTCATTTGCATTATTCGTTTCATTTGCATTATTCGTCTCATTCTAATTAGTTGTTCATTATTTTGAATAACATTATTCGTATTAGTGTCAGTATTAGTGTCAATATTAGTGTCAGTATTAATGTCAGTATTACTCTCACTATCATGAATATTAACAAAAATATTCATATCTTCACCATTTACACGGTCAAATCTAATATTACTGTAATAACCTTCTTTTTGTGTACATACATTAGGGTATATTATAAAAGCGGTCATCTGTTTAGTGTCATTACAATACTTATATTGGTTATCTATTTGAGTATTAAAATTCAAAATTGAATCGTAAATTCTATTTATGTTTTTATTTTTAACTAATAAAGCGTGAGTTCCCCAGCACGGAATTTTGGGGTTTAAATTATATATATTACTTACTATGTGGGTTCCTTTATTATAATTTAAGCTACCTAAGAAAATTATATCAAAGTCAACATTTGTCTCATTCAAACTATTTATAATTTGTTCTATTTTGTAATGTAATCCACTATCAAATGTTACATCATCTTCAAAAATAACAGAGTAATCATCTATAAACAAATTATTATTAGTATTATTCAATATTTTATCAACAAGTTTAAAGTGAGATAAGTAACATCCAACTTCTCCAGCATAATCTGGTTGAAAATTAAAAGTTACAATTTTATTATCAGATACGTTTTTTACATACTCTGTTACTATATTTTTTTCTAAAACTAAATTTTTTGAATAAACTCCTTTAAAAATTTCTATAGGTTGTTCTAATAAATTCTGAATATTATTAATATGTTCTTCTCTAGAAGTATGTTGTTCACAATGAATTAAATAGTATTTTATATTTACCATTTATATAGTATAATTACAAAAAAATTATGAATCTAACATACTATTTATTACCAGCATAGTCGTTTTATTTTAATTCTTTGTTTCATTTGCATTATTCGTTTCATTTGCATTATTCGTTTCATTTGCATTATTCGTCTCATTTGCATATTTTTCGTATTAGTTGGATGAGAGTCTTCTACTGGATGATGTTCTTTAATATAACTAACAAAGTCTTTTTGTGTACAAATACTAGGGTATACTACAAAACCATCTAATACATTATTACAAATACTTTTTCTATAATGACTATCTATTTCGTCTCTTATATTCAATACAGAATAATATAATTTTTCTATATTTTTATTTTTTAATAGTAAAGCATGCGTTCCCCAGCAATTCTCATTTGGGTCCAAACTATATATATTACTTACTATGTGGGTTCCTTTGTTGTCATTATTGTTACCTAAGTAAATAATGTCAAAGTCAATATTTGAATTTTCTAAAGTTGAAACGATGTTTTCTATTTGAGAATGCAAATTATCTTGAAATGTCACGTCATCTTCAAAAACAACCGAATAGTCATCTACATACAAATTATTATTTTTATTGTTTAATATTTTTTCCAAAATTTTAAAATGAGATAAGTAACAACCAATTTGTCCAGATAAGTAAAATTCAAAGTTACTATTTTCTTCAAAATGAAAATTTGAATTAAAAGTTTTCATAAATTCTAGTTGGTCGGGTAATTTTACAAACTTACTATAAATCCCTTTGATAATTTCAACTGGTTTTCCTAACAAAGTTTTAATAGTGTCCAAGTATTGTTCTCTTTCTTTATGTTCATCACAATGAATTATATAATAATTTATATTCACCATTTTATTTATATAACTATATTACTTATATAAATTTATTAATTTCATATAACTTAACTGATATTTTTATAATAAATATTTATACGAGGATATTGAAGTAAATAAACCACCTATATATGACTCTAATGTTAGAGGAAACAAACTAGAACAATTTTCTAAATTTGTTATTATTTAAATCCATCACTTAAAAACAATGTTTTCCCATTCGTTGCATTAACTGCTGTTTATCCAAGTCAGTCATTATTCTTTTATAATTCACTATTCTTTTTTCAATGTCACTATAATCGGTTCTTTGTACAACAGTTAGAGGAATAATTAAAAACCAACGGTCGTGTTGTTGTAGAAAAAACCAATACTTGTCAATTGCGTATAATACATGTTTGTGTGGTTCTCTCATTAAATATTGAATTCCCAACTTAAAATTATCAATTAAACTATCATAATAGTGTTGTTTTACAATATAACCAGTTGTGGTTTGACACTGTTTCACTTGTACACAAGTTTCATCAATAGGAATATAAGGTGGCATATTATTACCGGCTACTAGTAAGACATCCCAGTCATCGGTGTGATTTTTTAAAAAAGTGTCTAATTGTTTTTTGAATAACTCCGAGTCTAAAAATTGTATATCATCTTCACAAATAAATACGTGGCTCCAACCTTTTTCTTTCGCAATTTGCAAACACTTCAAGTGGCTCATACTGCACCCCAACGCTCCATTCGGCAATTTAATGGCATTAAATCTTTCATAAGGAACCCCAATTTTGGCAAGTTCATTTTCTACGTGTTGCTTCCTATCAACACGATTAGATAAATTGATATAAAGTGTATGTTTTATATCAGTTATTCCTTCAATTTGTTCTGTTACAGATACAGACATTATATATGATTTTACAAGAAAGTTTTTAAACATTTTTTCGCCATAGATAAATAAATTCTTTGTATTTTTTATTTCTGGTTGATTTTTTTAATTCTATTTTCTCTTCACATTCTCCAAATAACGGAACTAAATACTTATGATAAATATCCACATTAATATTGATGGCATATACTCCATCTTTATTTCTTAAATGGTCCCAAAGTTTTTGAAACACAACTGTGTAAAATTGTGCCCATTCATCCGGTGTTTTTCTAACTCCATTTTCATATACTTCAATATTTCCATAAGGAGGTGATGTAAATACCATATCATATTTGTACTGGGAGTAGTCAACATCTTTTGCATCTTGAAACAGTAATGTAACTTTGGAACTACTTTTTTTTCCTAAATCATTCAACAGACGATCATAATTTGGTTTTAAATTCACATTTAAATCAATGCCGATGTAATTGTAATTCAGTAAAAGTGCGCCAACTAGTCTACCACCGAAGCCACAAAATGGATCCATAATAGAGTACAAGTAATTTTTCGTACTTGGTTTGTATTTTTGATATATGGAAAGAGCATTTGTTATTTTAAAAGCATTCACACGACCAAAAGAAAGACCATAAATATAGTAGTATCTTTTAGTATCATTGTCTACGTAACGGTTATGTTGATAACAATAGGTTAATAAATTTTGAATATATTTTTTTGTTTTATAATAATCAATATTTTTGATAAAATCGTAAAAATTAATACCTTTGTTTCCGACCGTTTCCAGACGGTTTAAAAAAAAATAATAGTCAATTAAATCACACCCAATTTTACTTCTACCATTCAAACATTCCAACTCTTGAGGTTTTACCGATAATTTTTTTAATTCCCACCATTCAGTAAAGACAGTTTCAATATCAATATTTTTGATTTCAATAGCAATATTTCTTTTCCAAGTTTGTAAATTAGAATCTCCCATATATTACAGAGAGAAGAGAGAAAAAAATAAAATTAAATTCGCAATTATTTTCTCACCCCACCCAACTTAATATTTGCACTCGTAGTAGAACGAGGTCTTGGATAGTTCTTTGAATTTTCTTGCGAGAATATATAACTCGCGCTTTGAGTATTAATGGTTGGTTTCTTAATAAATATTTGTTGTACTGATTTACTTTGTGGAGGTACTGATGCTGTATTTTGTATTCTAATGTTTTGTATATATTGATTTATCTCCGCTGCGGTTGTTTCGGAGTTTCTTCTTTCTTCTCTGATAGGATAGTTAGGTATATCTTTCCAGTGATCCGTTGTTACAATAGTATTATCTATATATTGCGTATTTTCATTTGGAAACATTACATTTCTTACTGGTTCTCTTAAATCATATTTATGAAACTCATCTTCATCAAAACTAATCAATGTTATGAAATTAGTCACATTAATTACCATCATTTTAGAATTGGAAACAACAAAAATATTATCATTTGGATTCAAAGATTCAGCATCAACTGAATACATTAAATTTTGAATTGTACGTAGTCCATCCATACCATTATCATTTTTCATTCTTTCTGGGTCACGACGAGAAACAAGTCTAGACACACCATCAAATAACTGTAATATTTCTGGACTTCCTATTTTATAAAAATGGGAACGATTGATTGTCAAACCGTTCTTCAAAGACCTTTTTTGCAAACACGCATCCTCCATTCCCCAGCCCCAGTAGTTCGGATATCCATTGATAAGTTCAAAATCAAATCCTTTCATAACAACAATTCCACCGAGAGCAGTGTCAAAACCATAATAGTGTGTGACTACACCGTGTGTAGTTTGATAGTTAAAAATTCGGTGAAATGGGAGAGTATCTACATCATTAAAAATAAAAGTAATATTTTGATAGTCATTTGGATATTTTTCTTTCATAGCTAGAAATCCAATATTTTTGGTTGCTCCACGATTAAAGTTACGACTATCGCATTGATGAACAAAATAAATTTCATAGTCATCTTCATTTTCAAGAATGAAATTCATTTGATTTGAAAAAAAAAATTTTTGTTCTCGTCTATTTCTGTATGGAACAATGAAAATGCGATTGGGTATTTTTTCTGTAGTTGTCATTTAATGTTTGAATACTTCAAATATTAAAATATATTATATTAAACGATTATTAATTCATCATTACAATTCTGTTTTTAAAACATTACAACCTCCTTGTTGAGTTGGTTCAATTTGAAATACATCACAAACTATCACTCTTTCCTCTGGAACTCTCGTTAATATTCTATCTTTATATACACTTTCTATGTGATGATGCCATTTACCATCGCTGTTTCTAAAATGTCCGGGCATAAAAATATCTGAAATATTATTTACGTGAGAACCAACGATTTCACAGTTATCCGAATTATTTTGTCTCAAAGCAAAGTAGTCATCTGGATTTATATTTTTCAAAAAATTTTCAAAATCTGGAACAAAGTATCTACAAGTTATTTTTATAATAAACTTTGATGTTTTAGTTAATCTTGACTGTTGATAAGCATAATAAATGGCAAACATTTCACTTGTTCCTTTACTAGTATATAAGTAATCATCTGGTAATCTTACTGCTTGTGCCCCTACACTATCAAATGTATCATTATCAATATCTTCTTCTCTAAATGATATAAGTTCAAAACGTTCTTTATACTTTTCAAAATACTCTTCTAGTTCTGGAAGTTTATGACCAGAGTTTTCTACAAGAACAATTTTAAAAGATGTTTTATCTAACCATTGTTTGACTGATTTTACATAAGTATTTAGTCGTGAGTTACCATCTGTATCATAAATAAAACGTTTTTTTGGATTAATAGCAACCGTGCTAGTTAAAATAATACAATAACTACTAATATTATTATCTTCGGCTACTGGTAAATTTTCTAGGATTTCTTCTTTTTCAATAAATTCCATTGTTGTATAAAGTTATATTATAAAAAAACAAATTATTTTTAAATAAAAAATGCAAATATATTATTTATAAATATTATTAAACATTTATTCCATATTTTTTCAGTATTACCGTGGGTACTAAATCACCTTTAATTTTGTCTATTTTCTTATAACATTTATTGATTGTAACTTCACTAATTTCACTGGTGTTCTTAATATCTTTCTTACTAATATTCAAGTTACACATTTGAGCTATAAAGAATACCACTCCCGCTGCGATAGAATGCGGTGTATTTTCCGGCATTAGTCCTTTTTTTTCAATTTGCATAGAAATGAATTGACACAACTTAGTTAATTCATTATTAATGCTTAACTTACTACAATAACGTTCAATAAAAGCTTCTGGTTTTGTTTTACAAAATGACGTTTTATCCGTATGAATCATATCCTTCTCAATATTATTAATAATTAGTTGAGCATTTTTACATCCTTTTGTTGCACTTGTAACGTCTAAATGAAATATAGTAGCTATTTCTTTGGCAGTTCTCGGATAATTATTAATTCTACAAGAAATATAAATAGATGCTGCTAAAATTCCGTCACGATTGTCTCCTCTAAATGTTAACTCATATTCCGATATTTTTTTGTGATATCGTATTGCATCATCTATAATTAATTTTGGCATTCCCGCGTTCTGAGCCATTATAGTAATTCTTTGGAATTCTTCATACTGTGACTTTTCTTTATATGGCATTGACTGCCACTCTGTATACCTTCTTATTTTTCTCATTTCATAACTGGTTGAACCGTAACACAACACTTTACAACCAAAAGAAGATTCTTGCAATAAAGGATTAATTGGCATACCACACCTAGTAGGGTCTGAATTTTGATTATCATCTGCACCATAATATCTCCATTCGGCAGACTGGTCCACAATATCTTTATAAATAATACCACATTTTGTGTTAGTACAAGTTAAAAATCCTTCTTCTGAAAATGCTAAATTATTATCACAACGCTCACATTTTTCACGGTCTCCACAAGCGCGGTAAATGCATTCAAGAGGAACATTATTGGATTTAATTTCACTATCAAATACGTTCCACAATTCTTTTTTATCAATCACGTTTCCGTCTCTTTTTTTAACACTTTTATCTTTACTCATTCTATTTTATTCTTTTCATATAGAAATATAATTTTAATTCAATTTTAATTTATATATTTTTTATATGTTTATGTTATATGGGTAACCAACAATCATCAAATTCAAAATATGGAGGAGGGGGAGAAGATACCTCAACAAAAGATATTAAACAAATACCACTAGAGGAAACGATAGATTATATTGCCACACATTATATTTTAACAAGTGATTTTCAGAGTTTAAGAAAGTTAAATGAGAAAACATATTGTGAAAAAATGATTGTATTAACTTCAGATATAATTAATAAAAAGTTTTCTGACTTGGAAGTTGATAAAATTTTGGATAGAATTGAAAACGGTTCTTCTCCTAAAGATATTGAAAAGGAAAATATTGTATTTTTTAACAAGTCACAGTTACACAATGCAATAGAAGAAAGTAATGATAAAAAAGAAGTAAAATGTAACCAAATTGCAAAGTTTTATATTAAAGTCGCGCATTTATTCGCATCAGTTGTGATGACAATTAACCCCGAATACACTCATACTGATTTTTTTGGAAATGTTAGAACTTACAAGTTGTTTGAGAAAGATAAAATACCAAGTAGTGGTCATTTTGAAGTAAGTAAAATAAATTTATGTGGTGAGCGTGTTGATATATTATCAAATGAACTAGTTGAAAGTGAAGGTCAAGACAACGAGTCTAAAAATGTCAACGTAAATACTTTGCCAAAAAAATTATGCTCTATGAATTTAAATAAAAAAGGCAAAATAAAAACATTAGACGAAGAAATCGGTATACCCGAATTAATGGAACTTTATTATGATGATGGGTATGATTATAAAACCGGAAAGTTTAACAGAATGTCAGAAGAAACTAAAAAACAGTTTGAAAATGACTTGAAAAACTTTTATACAAATTTTACTGGAGACAGTAATGTTCCAGAAAATATCACTAAATTTAGTGATATTAAGTTGAGGGATTATAGTAAGGAAAAAATTTGTAAAGCATCCAACAATACAGAGGAATTACCGTCGTCTGATGATAAAAAATACATAGAATTTGGTAGAAAAGATATTCTTTATGTAAAGTACGCTGAAAATTTAAAAAAAATGATTGACTCGGTAAACAAAAAACAACAACAGTTGAGTTCAATCATAGACAAGGTATTTGTATATGTATATGATTCAAGCGAAAGTGAAAAAAATAAAAGTGAAGTGATTCGGATTAATCCAGATTTGACTGAAGATTCTCTCCAAGATATAGTAGTTGAGTGCAGAAACTATATAAAAGATTTATATTTAACTTGTGAAAAGGACTTTACTGAAGGTATTAAAATTTATGAAGCTATTGTTGAGTCTAAAATTTTAAACACTACTATAAAACAAATTGATAAGTTGGAAAAAATATCTGACGACTTGGTCGGAAACGAAAATGTAGTGATAAACAATGAAATAGTTGAAAAAACAGTATAAATTATTTATTTTATGTTCTTTTCAGAACACAAAATAATACTAAAACACAACTATAGTGTTATGTAAAAAATTATTTTTATTTAACTTTTATGTAAATGTTTATGCAAGGGCAGCAGCGGCGGCCTTTGATGCAGCCTTTGATGCAGCAGCAGATGCAGCTTTTGCGGCAGCAGCAGATGCAGACTTTGCTTGGGCTTGTGCCTTTTGCATTGCCTTTGATGCAGCAGCAGAGGCAGCTTTTGCGGCAGCCTTAGCAGCTGATTTAGCAGCAGCCTTTGATGCAGCTTTTGATGCACTCATACTTCTTGACATTGCTGCGGACATACTTCTTCCTCCTCTACGAGTACGATGTTTGCGAGATCCTCTTCTACGACGTGATGCCATATTATATATATTGTTTATAAAAAAAAATTTTAAAATTTGGTAATTTATTATTCTAAATAATTATAATTTCTTAATGTTTATAATTATTTTTTTCTTAAATTGTTGTTTTTTTGAAATATTTACTAAATAAAATTAAAAAACAGTACTCATTGTTGGCCAATACATACCATCTCCCTTTTTAACGTTATAAATATTCCTAAATATTTCCAAACGAGATAATGGAACATTTGTTCTATATTTATCTAAAGGATGAGGGTTAGTCAATAACTGTATTTTTAATGCACTTTTATAAATATGTTGTCTCTGTTGTACTGCAAAATAAACATAAAATGCTTGGAAAGATAATGAACGAACTGGAACAATATCATCATTTTTATCTTGGAAATCTTTCAAGTATTCTTCACATATTGCCGTTCCAGAAATATCAGCAACATCTTCGCCTAAACCAATGGATGCGTCAAATTTAATGCCATCTCTTGCGGCATAGACTTCATATTGTTTTTGAATATCGTCTAATATTTTCTTATATTGTTTTCTATCATTATCGGTCCACCAGTTATGTAAGTTTCCTAAATAGTCATACTTGCTTCCAGTATCATCTAATGCGTGGGACATTTCGTGACCAAGTGTATAACCTAAGTGAGTCAAGTTGTATTCTATACCTCTTTCTTGTAAGTCAATAAATGGAGGTTGTAAATAGGCTAAAGGAATGTAAATGGAGTTTTGGGTTGGTGTATAAAATGCATTTACAATATATGGTTGATATCCAGTCAACTTAAATGGAGTAACTGACCAGTCTATCATAGGAATATCAACTACACCTTTTCCGTCTAACTCAATAAATTTTTCAACACGCCAACCAACAATTAGTAACATATTGTGCCAAGGATCATCGGCAACATACTCTAGTAATGGGTCGTCTCGTAATTTTGGAGGTTGACTAATAATCAACTTTAAATGGTCTAGTTTCTTTAATGCTTGTTTCTTTGTTGGTGGATCCATCCAACTATTTCTTGTAATGATTCTCTTAAATACAGTAATCAAATCTTTACCCATATTTTGTACATATGCAACTACTTCATCATTTTCATAAGCGTCAACATACATATTTGCTAACAATGTGTTGAATGTAATGGATAAACCAAATACGGGCAACAACTCATAAGGAAAGTCCGTTGGTAATCCAGTCATAAATTTGCCCTTGAAGTCAAGATGAATATCATCAAATGTTTTATCAAAACGAATCAACTGTCTCAAATAGATGTAGAACCAATATGCTTTCCATTTTTCATTTGTCCAGTTTTCAGTTAACTCTTTACACATACATTTTAAATAATTCAAACTGCCACAAATAAAAGTTTCGGGTGCTCTTTTGTATCCTATCTTGTGAGCAAAAGTATCCCAGTCAAATCCATACTCTAAAGCTTCTTTTCTCTTTACAACATTATAAAAGTCTGGTGAATCTTTTTTAACACTCGTACAACCCATCGCAGTTAGTATGGCAACCTCGCAGTCAAAAACATCTTGTGCTTTTAGACCGTGACTTTTTCCTAAACAAGAGTCAAATATATCATTAATGTATTTTAAATACTTCTTTCTAACAGTTCCACGGTTAGTGATTTCTGTTTTACTTAATCCAGTATTGTCATCAAAATATACATTCAAGTCAAAAATACTTAGTTGTGGGAAAGAAATGACACTTTTATATATTTTAGCGTTCTTGTCGTCTGGGGTCACTTGCCACTTGATAGGACAACCCCACGAAATAATTTCATTTTTGTTTATGTCTGCTAAAAATCCCCATAAGTCATTTTTCTCAACACAAGAATTGTACATATTTGTAAAATCTACTGCATATTTTTTTGTTGTTGCATTATTGTTCAACTTGAAGAAAGAATCACGGACGTTCTTAACTAATTTTGACTGCTTACTATGATTCATCTTGACATACCTATTCACCAAGTCTAACACATCCTTATATGTTTTGTCTTGGGTTAATCTAAACTCGTCAATTTGGGAGAAATATTTTTTATTTTTTCCACTAATGCTACTATCAAATTCATACTCAGTATTTTTCAACCAACGATAATTGATATATGTATAAAAGTCATCATTTGCCTTAATTTTGGAAGGAGTAAATGGCACTTGGAATAATTTTACTAAAGGGGCTTGCCATAAATCCCCACTATTTTGTTTCTTAAATATGGCATTTCTACTTTTATCCAATAAAACTTCAACTTGAGATAAATACTTTTTATGTTTTTGTTTCATATTCCACTTTACAAAGTTTTCGTACTTTTCTTCAAAAGGTTCAAACACAACACGTTCTTCGCATTTTACTGCTTTTTTTGTCTTAGACATCTTATTTTTCACATTTTTTTTAGTTTTTCCCATAACACCTTCTTATATAATAAGTGAATAATATTTTTTAAATTATTATGTTATTTTTTCTTCTAAAATATTTAATAACTCATCATCATATACTAAATTACCTTGAGGTTTATAAGATTGAATAGGAGTAAATGACTTTTTCTCTTTTTGTGTATTATTTCCCTTAATTGTAACTTTTGTTTCTTTAATATTGAACATGTTATTTATTTTCTGATTATCATTTTCTTCTTCTTCATCTTGTACTTTATTTCCATATTCATCCACTACAATACCCGTTTTTTTCTTAAGTTCTGTTCGTACATAAGAAGGGACCCAATGTAACCAAGAAATAAACAACGTATTTGGATGAATATATTTTACATTAAATCCATTTTCTCTTAATTTGTCTATTAAATAGGCAATACAAGAACCTTGGTCATATTTGGGAACTCCGATTATCACTTCGGGAACAACAAACCAACAGAACTGTTCATCTATTTTTTGACGTGATGTCGTCTTAATTCTTACGTGAATACGATTTAGAATTTTATTATACAGTTCCAACTTATTCAAATCATATTGCCGTTTTCTCTCGTATAAGTCATCTATATTGATTTTTTCAGAAAAGTCTGAAACATTTTCTAGTGTAAATATATTTGCCATTCTTAAAAAGTATAGGGAAAAAAAGTTATTAAAAGTAATTTAATTAGTTTATTTATTGACTAAATGACAATTAAACACATCGTTATATCGGGCGGCGGACCAACCGGATTAAAATCGCTTGGAGCGTTACAATATTTAGAAAAGTCTGATTTTTGGAAAATTGAAAATATAGAATCTATTTATGCAACGTCTGCTGGTGCTATGATTGGATTACTAATTGTAATGAAAATAAAATGGAATTACATCAATGACTATGTAGTCAAGCGTCCTTGGCACGAAGTCTTTGACATAAGTATCAACCAGATTTTTGAAGCCTTTTCCAAAAAAGGTTTATTTGATGAAAAGGTAATTGATATCTTTTTTACACCATTTTTCAATGCGATTGACTTGTCTATCAATACTACAATGAGAGAACTTTATGAGTATTCTAAAATAGACTTTCACGTTTTCTCTCTTGAAATGAACCAATTTGAAATGATAGACGTTTCACACAATAGTCATCCAAATTTGAAAGTGTTTGATGCAATACACATGACAACTGCGCTGCCATTAGTAATTACTCCTCGTTGTGTTGGCGATAAATGTTATGTAGATGGTGGTGTTGTCTCCAACTATCCTTTGAACTATTGTATCCAAAACAACAAGATATCTGACGAAAATTTGAGAGAAATATTAGGTGTTCGTAATAACTATGAAAATGATGAAAATGCAAAAACTAATATTGTAAATAATGAATCAACAATATTAGACTATATAACTATTTTTATTAACAAACTGGTTATGAATGTAGATACTGAACCAAAACAAATAAAAATACCCAATGAAGTTGTATATAAAACACAGAACTTAAATTTTGCTTTCCTAAAATCAACTATATCATCAAGTGAAGAGAGAGAAAAGTTACTAAAAGACGGAATTGAAGCGGCCGAGTCTTTTCTCTCTTTGACTCAAAATAAAAATGATAAAGTAGATGAAAAATAAAAGGTATTAACTATTTTTATTATAATACAGTATTTAAAAATTTAACTAAAGTATCCTTTGTTGGTTTGGCGTCATAGTCTATCACTTGTCCATCTTTTAGTAATTTAATAGTTGGATATCCTTCAATCTTGTATGTATTCATTAGTTTTTCAACTTGTGGGGTTTCCTTGGTGCAGTCAATATCGGTAAAAATCAAATTATATCCGTTAATTTTCTTGTCCTTATATTCTGCTTTCAGTTGCTCCCATTCTGGTTTAGCAGTTTTACAGTGAGGACACCAATCTACAGAAAAAAACATTAACTCTGCACTATGTTTATCGTCGGATCCATCTTGGAAGTTTTCTCTCGTTTGTACGGACTTTTGGTTATTATACATATACAAACCAGTAACTAATAGTATAAGAATTAATAAAATAATTCCTACGGTTTTCATACTGAAAGATGGAATAAAACTTTTTAATTTATTTAAAAATCCTCCGTTTGTCAATCCGCTTAACATTTTAGTCATTATATATATTATAAAAGAATAAATTAGAATATTTTATTAAACGTACTAATAGACAAAAATACAATAATATAAAGACAATTTATTATATTACTGTAGTTACCGTGATGTTGTTTAGGAATAAAGAAGGATTGTTAGTTGAAATAAATAGATATGATTGTAAAAATGATTCTATCTATTATAATAAAATATCACAAGTAAAGAATCTTCTAAATACATCTTTTGAAGAAAAAAAGGAACAAGATAATAATAGTGATGGTGAAATTATATTCACTAGTTACTCAAACAAGTTGGTAAAAGGTTTAATAGAAAAAACTTTTGACAACACGAAACAACAATAATAAAATAAATAATGAAAGAACATAACTACAAATTACATTTGTTTTTTGGTTGTTCCATGAACCTTGTGTAAATACTAGATTTGAATCTTTAGAAAAATGAAATGTTATATAACAATTTTTATAAAAAGCATACCCTAAAAGTATTAAAATACTTAACTTTCCAATAAATGCGATTGTCGTGTTATTTAAAGGAGAGAACATAAAAATAAAAATAAAAAAAATAGACAGTAGAACAAATAAAGATATGTTTCTTGAACTTTTTACATAATTAGAAATATTTGAACTTGGAGAATTGCTCATAAATATTGCAAATATTAAAATATTTTCTATATTTATATTATGAACAAGTCATCTCGTAAAAATAATACTAAAAAACATTTGAGAACAAATAAAAATAAAACCAAAAAAATATATTCAAAAAATGATTACAATAGTGGTGATGGAATGCTTACCTCTGTTTGGGGGCCCAGTGCGTGGCATTTACTTCACACTATGAGTTTCAATTATCCAGTTGAACCAACTCAAGAGCAAAAACACCATTATCGTAATTTTGTTTTGAACTTGAAAAATGTATTACCTTGTAAATACTGTAGAATGAATTTAAAAACGAATTTGAAAGAGTTACCACTAACGATGGACTGTATGAAAAATCGTGATACATTTTCAAGATATATTTATAACTTGCACGAGTTGATAAATAGAAAATTGAATAAAAAATCCAACTTAAAATATTGTGATGTGAGAGAAAGATACGAACATTTCCGTTCAAGATGCACTGAAGATTTGCCAAAACTTTTCAAATTTGACCAAAAAATGAGAGACAAAATTAAAAATACTGAAGGCAAGGGTTGTACTGAACCCTTATATGGTAAAAAATCCAAATGTATTATTAAAATAGTTCCACAAGAAGAAAAAGGACAAACCTTTCAGATGGATAAAAAATGTATTAAAACGAGAGAAATTCTAGCTGCTGCAAAAGAATAATTTTTATAAAATATTTTATAATTTATTTTATAAAAAATGTTGCAACATAAATTTACATACCAAAACTGCTAAAGTCGCTTACTACTGGCATTGGTAAATATTGACTACTTCCGGCAGAGTTATAATTTGGCACTTTTTTGCATTCAAAAGCGGGTTCGGGGCAACGAGCACAAGATGGACAAGGTGGGCATTTTTCGGAACTACTTGTTGAACTAGATGGTATCTGCGAAAAATAATTTGACTGACTTGATGGCGAAGAAGATGAAGAAGAAGGTGAAGTCTGTGAAGAAGACGAAGAAGACGAAGGAGGTAAGTTACTTCCACAACTTGGACAAGCGGGACACACTGGGGGAACAACTTGGGATTTTAAAATATACAAATCTTCTTGACCTTTAGGAATCATTGCTTTTGGAATTCCGGATGGTAAAGTTGAATCATACACAGAATTTGAATTAGATGACGTCACCGCAGTATTTCCTTGCGGACCAGTAGCCCAAGAATAATTTGTTCCATTTGGAGTACTTACTGTTCCGGCATTTACATTAGGACCATTATAATAACTGTAATTTTGACCAGAACTATATGTAGATGACTGAGTTGTTGGTTGTTGTGGTGGAGGAACTACTGTACTTTGGGTATTAGTCACGGTATATACACTGGTTGTTCCGTCGGGCTGTGTAACTTTGATTAAATAGTTACCGCTGTTATCGGTAGTAACTTTTGCAGTTCCTCCATTTTGTCCATAAAATGTAGTATTTGATATACTTGATGTATCATTTGAAGAGCTTGATGATGGTTTATCTACATTATATATAGTTGTTGTTCCATTTGTTTCAGTAACTGCTAAAGTATATTTTCCATTCGTATTTATAATTGTAGCGGTTGTTCCATTTGGTCCATAATACTTTGTTGGATATGATGTTTGCTCATAATGATTATAGTTGTCATATGATGTTGGCGGTGCTGGCGATGAAGAATTATCAACTGAAATATCACCACTTGATGTATCCTTACTTGCAACCGTTAATTTATTACCTTTAACACCAGTAATAGTTGTTACATCTGTTGTAAATCCTTCTGTATAGCAATTACCTCCTAAAAAAGAACATAGTATAAGTCCAAGTAATAGAATTATAAAAAGTAATAATAATTTGTTCATGTATAATTTATATTGTGAAAAAAGTTTCATAAAATGAAATTATTTTTTAAAATTGAAATAAAAATAAAAATTAAATATAACTATAAATAACAATATGATTGATGATATAAATACACAAAAACAAGATGGCCAAGACTGCGCAAAAGAACCTAAAAAACGTATAAGAGAAAAACAACTTCCTTTAAGTAAGTGTTTTACAAACGATAATAATATTATTGAAATCGGAGTTGATGAAGTTGGACGAGGACCATTATTTGGAAGGGTTTATGTTGCCGCTGTTATTTTACCTAAAGATGATAGTTTTGACCATTCAAAAATGAAAGACAGTAAAAAATTTCATTCTAAAAAGAAAATAGAAGAAGTTTCTGAATATATAAAAAAAAGTGCGTTAGCATGGGCAGTTTGTTATGAAGACGAAAAAGTGATTGACGAAATAAATATATTGCAAGCAACACAACGAGCAATGCATAAATGTATTGCTGAAATATTAAAAAAAGAACCGTTAATATTTGAAACTGACTCTACAAAAGACAAAACAGATAAAAAAATACAGTTAATTATTGATGGAAATTATTTTAACCCCTTTATGCATTATAACCAGAAACGAAAAATATTAGAACAAATACCGCACGTTTGTATTGAAGGAGGTGATAATAAATATTCATCTATTGCAGCGGCTTCTATATTAGCCAAAGTTACACGCGACACGTATATTGATGAATTATGCCAGCAAAATCCCGAGCTAATAGAACGTTATAGTATTGATAGTAATAAAGGATACGGTGCAAAAAAACATTTAGACGGTATAAAAGAACACGGCATTACTATATGGCATAGACGTAGTTTTGGAATATGCAAAGAATATGTATAGTAGTTTCACATGTAAAATTACATTTTTTATTTTTTTATAAAAATTGATATAGAAATATATGACTATTATTATATAAAACAAAATGGATAATACTAAAATAATAAATCAAATAAATCAGTTGTTTCACAATAAAGGTGTTAAACAAGAAGAACGTTTTAATTTATTAATTGAACTACTAGAAAAAAATAAAAATGGGGTTTTGAATGAAAAGTATCAAGATATAATTCAACTAATAAATTCATTTGACTACAACAATCACGAGTTAATTCAAGAAATATTTATGTCAGTTGGAAGTAAATATATTAAATATAACTTAGATCAATTTTATACACCACTTACGGTATGTAAATTTATAAGTAGTTTAATGACAGTAGGTCCTACGTACAATGCAATTGACCCAGCCGGAGGTACTGGTGATTTATTATTGTACTATAATGGTAGCAAGACTATTTGGGACATAGATGAAAATGCATTAAAATTATGCAAATTTAACTACGAGTTGAATAAACAAACAAATTATAATTTAGTTCTAAAAAATTCATTGGAAAATTTTGAAGAAAGCGAATCTCAATATTTCTACTCTGTAATGAATCCTCCTTTTGGTTCAAATACTGTAATTACGGATGAAAAAATATTGAATAAGTTTGAATTAGGGAAAAACAAAAAGAAGCAAGAAATCGGAATTTTATTCCTAGAACTAGGTTTGAAATTATTAAAAAATGATGGCATACTGTTCATTATAGTTCCAGCTGGTTATGTTGGTAACGGGAATAAAGTTTGCAGTGAATTAAGAAATCTAATATTAAAAAATAGACTAGTTGCATCAATTTCTCTTCCAGAAAATACATTCAAAAGAAGTGGTACTGGAGTAAATACATATTTGTTGATTATACAAAAAAAAATCACAGAAACTACTGACCCATATAAAATATTTATTTCAAAGGTAAATAACATTGGTTACAATTTAACAAAAAAGGACACTCCAATAAAATATAAAATTATAAAAGAAACTGGTGAAGTTGTTCTTGATAAAAATAACAAACCGATATTAGATAATGAACTTGAATGTCTTTATGAAAAAATATCTACTTTTAGTAGAGATAATAACTTGACAAGTTTAAACATACAAAAAACAAAGACTGATTATGAATGTATAGATTCAAATAAACTAAGTTTAAATATTATTGACGTAAGAAGATACTTGCAGTCATACTTAAATGTCATAAATACATTGAAAAGTATAAATGCTACACAAGTAAAAAAGTTGGGTAAAATTATAAATTCTACAACAAAAATTGAAAAAACACAAAAATACAAATATATTGATATAGGTGAAATTAACTCGCCACTTTATAGTTATAAGGAATTATATGGTTGGGAGTTACCTTCTCGTGCAAAATATACTGTAAAAAAAAATGATATTCTTGTAAGTAAGTTAGAGGGAACTATGTCGTATTGTGTTATATTAGATGATGATACTAGTTATATTGCAACAAATGGTGTAACTGTTATTCGTCCAAACAACTTGAATTCACTTTATATATTGTTTTCAAATATTATGAATAAAAGTTTTATACTACAGCACAACGCATACTTAACTGGAAGTATAATGGCATCACTTGCAGACACAGATATTGAAGAGTTTCTAATAGACGATAAAAATATTGATTTTGACTCCACAAAAAAAATATTAGATACACTTGAAAGCTTACAAAAACTACGACGACTGTAAAAAAGGTTGGTTAATAAAATTACATTTATAAAAATTATATATTAAAGTTTGAGGGCGTTCATTATCATTTCACGATATAATGGATTGTACTTGGCAATACGTACTATTTGTTCGATTCTTTGTGTTTCTGAATAACCGCCTTGTTCACGGTTACATGAACAATGACCTATATAAACATTCCCATTTTTTGTTCCAATAGCCGGGTCCCGATGGCAGAAGTTGATTGAATGTTCCTTGGAGCAATAATCTTGATTTAACTTAGATATATCAACTAACTCTCCACACCATTCGCAACAATGGCTATTTGGAATGATATTATCTATTCCGTATTCAACTTTTAATTCACAAGAAAGTTCTGGCGCATTTACACAACAAAATATTTGCCTAATCAATTCTCTCAATATCGCGTTTTGTTCGCTTGGAAAGGCAAAATCCGAATCACGGATTCCTAATGGTGCTGGATAACTTGGGTTTTTTTCAAATTCTTCTCGGGTATACGTGTTTGGAATAGGGATGGTATGTCTAGTACTTCTATTCAATATGGGGTCACCGATTCTTTCAAGTTTGCTTGTACTGTCATTATCAATATTCTTTTTCGATAAATATTTCTTTACTGTTATACAATCGTTCATACCTTTTGAATGATAAGCATCTTGATCTGCTTTTTCCAGTAGAATTTTTAATAACGGATAGTTATCATAATGTTTTACAAGATTTTTAACGCTGATTGGCGATATGGTGAATTCAATTATATTAATTTTACCGTTAGGATATCCGTCGGCATATACATATTGTTCATCCCTAGCTAAAATGTTGAAATCATTTTTTATAGTTTCGTTGTTTATAGTATAGTTACTGGATTTATTGAAAGGCTTTATGGTAGTATTTGTTTCATTTTGGTACAAAATTGCACAAGGAACACCTTGACACAACCATTCGGGTCTTTTTTTATTTTCATCATCAAGAATGCTTTTCTTCGGAGAGATAAACTGAATACTCATATCAAAGAAATTAATTTCTTCTTTTTTTAACATATGTTGTTGTTTGTTTGACATTTTATTTGAATAGTTTTTGATTTGTTGATAATGTGATTATGTCTAACCTTGAATCAATTTTTTTTTATACCGTATTATAATTTACATACATTAAAAAATAAAAATTGATTTTTTTTGATTACTTAAAGAGATAACAACAAAGAATAGTATCACTTAATTTAAAATGAAGTTTATCGTTTATGACACTGAAACTACTGGACTGCCAGCAAGTAAAGATGCAAAAATGACCTCAACAGAGTTGTGGCCTCATATTGTTCAGTTAAGTTATTTAAAATATGACTCTGAACGAAATCAACTAGAGGAAAAAGATTCCGTTATTAAAGTTCCAGAAAATGTAGTAATGGATGAAAAAAATATAGCAATACACGGAATTACGAATGAAGTTTCTCAAACCAAAGGTGTTAGTCTTATCCCCGTTATTGATGAATTTATTAATGACATTGGTGATGTTGACTTAGTCATTGGTCATAATTTGGAATTTGATTTAAAAATGATGGTTGTTGAGTTATTCCGAATCATAAACGAATCAACTGATGAAGCAGTGAAACAAATCTATAGTGAAAAAATGGAAAAGTTGTATTCGTTGAATAAATATTACTGCACTATGAAAAATAGTATAAATGTATGCAAGTTACCAAGTCCTTATAAAAAATACAGAGACGAATACAAGTATCCAAGACTAGATGAATTACATAGTCATTTGTTTGGAATTAAACCACAAAAATTACACAATTCTTCAAACGATGTTTTGGTAACTTTTCGGTGCTTTTATAAATTATACTTTGAACAAGATATATGTGAAATCAGTAGTGACATAGCACAAAAAATAAAATCTTTGATGTAACTACGTAAAAATACCAAAAAATAAAAAAATTGAAGACAAATTCAATTTTTTTAACAACCAACACACATAATAAAGATACCTACAATCCCTAAGAATGGAATTTAATACTATATTTGAACAAAGTTACAGTTATTTAGATTCGTTAATTGTTTCTATGAAAAATCAACTTTATGATGTATTTATTGATTTACACGATGATGAAGATGAAGAAGCAGAGTCAAATAGTTCTTTATTGAACGAAACGAATAACTCTGACAAATTTGACATTGAGGAAGATACCTACGTGCCAATGATAATAGACGACTTAAACAATGGTGATGTCATTGAATGTGACGAAGAAGATGACAATTTAAATCAACACAATACTGCGTTTGTTTTAGACTCAAGTCAAATTGATTGGGACGGTCCGCGAAATGACGCATATTATGACCCACACGATGACTGTGTAGAATACCCAAACTTCTTGCATAATTATCACAGTAGTTATGGAAGCAACTATGATGGTGGTTATGATTCTCATTAAAAAATACGAAAAAATATAAAAATAAAAAATAAATGCACGGTGTGTATTTATTTTTTAACTAAAGTTAAGATATAACACAAAAAGACTTCTTTTTTATACTGTTTTTTTTATTAGAGCGTTTCACTTTATGTGGTGGAGTCATTACGACAAATGGTTCATTCATTTTTGTTGAAAAATGTAAAAACAAAAACAACAATAACAAGACAAATATAAGATGCAACAAATATTTTTTCATTCTTCTTTTTATATAAAAATATTTTTATTTTATGCAGAGCACATTTCGCAAATTTCGTCATTTTCTTCTTGATTTGTTCGTTTTTCTGGCTCAACTGTAAACTGTTGTGCTTGATGTTTTGCTTTTCTTCTTAAATAATAAATACCCGTTTTTAATCCCATTTTCCAAGAATAGAAATGCATGGATGTTAATGTATTGTAGTTTGGGTCTTCCAACCACAAGTTCAAACTTTGACTTTGGCAAATAAAAGCTCCTCTGTCCGCTGCCATATCGATTAAATGTTTCATCGGCATTTCCCAAACAATCTTGTACTTGTTACGAATATGTTCTGGCAAAACGGTTAACTGTTGGACACTTCCTTTATTTGCAATAATATTGTTTTTAATCTTTTCATTCCAGAGACCAAGCGAAATTAAATCCTTCATTAAATATTTATTGGCAACTACAAACTCGCCAGCTAAAGTTCTTCTCGTATAAAGATTACTTGTTAATGGTTCAAAACATTCATTGTAACCTAATATTTGTGATGTTGATGCAGTTGGCATCGGAGCAATCAACAATGAATTTCTTAATCCATACTCTTTGATTAATTCTTTTAATGAGTTCCAGTCATACCTATTTGGTGTTGGAGTGACTCCCCATAGGTCAAACTGAAGATTTCCTTGTGACGCCGGAGAACCAACAAACGAACTATAAGACCCCGCCAGTTTTTCGTTTTTAAATTTGATTAACTCGGCAGCAATTACTTTACTATTACTAGGATTAGTTGACTCTTGTATTTTTAAATAATCAGTTACATCATCTTCTAAGTTAAATTCTGTTTTTATATTGTTTAAATCGGATTCAGATAATTTTGAATGAATAAATGTCACAACTTCTTTGCGCGATACGGCGATTTCGTTACTGCGTTCAAGTGCTGCGTGATATATTGTCTCAAATATTAGTTTATTTACTTCTTTTGCTTGTTCGCTATGAAAAGGAATATCCATCATAATAAATGTATCTGCTAATCCTTGGATACCAATACCTATTGGTCTGTGTAATAAATTACTTCTTTTGGTTTTTGGAGTTGGATAAAAATTAATATCAATAATACGATTCAAATTACCCGTTACAACTTTGGCTACTTTATGAAGTTGTTCATAATCAAACTCTTTGGTTTCTTCATTCACAAATGCGGGGAGCGCAATACTTGCCAAATTGCACACAGCAGTCTCTTTATCGTCTGAATATTCACATATTTCACAACATAAATTACTGCTCTTAATGGTGCCAATATTTTTCTGATTTGATTTGATATTTACAGCATCTTTATATAATAAGTATGGTGTTCCAGTCTCCATTTGGGCGTCCAGAATTTTAAACCATAACTCACGTGCATTTACTACTTTACTTGATTTTCCACTTTCTTCATACTTGATATATAACTCTTTGAAACTATCGCCATATACATCGGCTAATCCCGGGCATTCGTGAGGACAAAATAACGACCATTTGCCATTTTCTTTTACTCGTTCCATAAATAAATCAGAAACCCACAAGGCATAAAACAAATCACGTGCTCTTAGTTCCTCGTCTCCGTGGTTTTTGCGCATATCTAAGAAATCTTCAATATCTGCGTGCCAAGTTTCTAAGTATATGGCAAAAGAACCATTGCGCCTTCCACCTCCTTGGTCAACGTACTTAGCAGTATTATTAAACACACGCAACATAGGTACAATGCCATTAGATTTTCCATTGGTTCCGCGAATATGTGTTCCTTTCGCCCGAATATTATGAATATGAAGACCAATACCACCGGCCCATTTGGATATTTTAGCACAGTCTTTCAACGTATTATAAATTCCGTCAATACTATCATCTTCCATCGCAATCAAATAACAAGAACTCAACTGAGGACGAGGTGTTCCAGCGTTAAACAACGTAGGCGTTGCGTGTGTAAAATATTTTTGCGACATTAAATCATAGGTTTCCTTCACGGCGGCCATATTATCTCCGTGAATACCAATAGCAACACGTAACCACATATGTTGAGGACGTTCAACAACAACATCATTCACTTTGAATAAATAAGCACGTTCAAGAGTTTTGAAACCAAAATAGTCAATTAAGTAGTCACGGTTATAGTCAATCATTTCTTCTAACTCTTCTCTGTTGCAATTTACAGTTAACCACATTTCGTGAGACAATAAAGGTGAGTGGTTACCGTGAATGTCATTATACCAGTATAATTTTTCAACAACGCTAAAAAAAGAAGACTCTGTATTTTTTTGATGATTGGAAACGACTACGCGTCCGGCTAAAACAGCATAGTCTGGATGTTGTGTAGACATTACCGCACATTGTTCAGCAGTCAACTCGTCAATTTTAGTAGTAGGTATTTTATCGTATAGTTGGTCAATTACTTTCATAACAAGCGAAGAGTAATTAATTTGTATATTTGCTTCTTGTCCTAATTTTTTGACACGATTTAAAATTTTATCAAATGCAATGTCTTCTAACTCTCCGTCACGTTTTGTAACGCGCATATCTATACTATCGCTCATTATTAATATAATACATATAATAATAATGAATATTTAACCTATTTTTTATAATAATTAAACAATACTGCCATAAATTATATTATAATTATATATAAAGAACAAATGACAAAAATTTTATTTTTATTCGGAATAGTAATACTTGTATTGATTTCTTCTCTCGTTTTTAATTACAAATCATTAAGTGAAGGATTTCAAAATTTAGCAAATCCGGGAGTGTATCCCGCCAGTGATGATGTTCCACTTTTAGCGGATAGTTATCCTTACAAGGGTACTAACACATTGAGTAATAACAACTACCAAGATATTTGGTGGAAATACCCAGTGTTTAGAGTTGGTTCTTATGCTCAAGTTACCAATAACTTGAGATACTGGGAGAATCCAGATGATGGTGAATGTATTCGTGCTGATTTTTGCGGTGCTTTGTACAACAACAAAGAAATACAATCCAATATTGCCCAACCATTACCACCAACAGAATTTAGTCGTGAAGGCGCAAGAGTAAATTACTATAACGCAAACACAAATTTATTTTTGGGTCCTCAAGCCGGACCAGAACTACCCGTTTTTTAAATACAAACCAGCCTAAAAAGAATAAAATAAAAAAATGATTTAAAAACATTCCCTGCTATATAACTATAATTAACTAAAAATGGTTAAATATAATTGCGATAAATGCGGAAAAGAGTTTGCTCAAAAATCACACTATACTCAACACATTAATAAAAAGAATCCTTGTGTTTATGAAGAAAATATAGAAAAAATGATTGAAAAAAAAGTGGACGAGAAGGTTGAAGCTAAGTTAGAAGAAAAAATACAAAAAGTAGTGGTAAAAAAGAAAAAATCTTCTACAAATGAAAATAAAACCGATTTAACTATTGTGGAGACATTTGTTGGTGCTGGTGGGTCGCATTTGGGATTTAAATACAACGGATTTAAACCTATCTTTGTCAATGACAACTGGAAAGAAAGTTTGGACACTTTAAAGTTAAATAATCCAGAACTAGGAGAGAAACAAGTTCTCTTAGAAGATATTAATGAAATAGTGAAACGAGATTTATGTGCCGAATACTCTGTGAATCAAGGTGATTTATCTGTATTGGTTGGTGGTGTAGTGTGTAAAGGATTTTCACTAGCCGGTGTAAGAAATCCTTATGATGAAAGAAATTATCTATACATTTCTCAGTTGAAACTTGTTGAGCAATTCCGACCAAAAATATCTATTATTGAAAATGTACCCGGTATGAAAAATATGAAGATTTTAACCAAGAAAAATATAGCACCCGTCAGTAAGAAATTGTATATTGATTTTGAAGAATCTATTGAACAACTTTGTGAAGAAATTGATGACGTTATTGTGAAACATAAAAATAATAGAGGACAAATTATCGCTGTCAACAAAAAAATAGGTACTGAGGGTGAGGGAAATAATAGCGAACTTACAGAAAAGAAAAATAAATTAGAAGAAGAAAAAACTGAACTTGAAGAAAAAAGAAAAGAACTTGAGGAAAGTCTTGATAAGTATATGTACAGTGTTGTTGATGATATTGTTGAAAGATACAACGAACTCGGATACAAAGTATATGATAAAATTCTAATGTGTAGTAACTACGGAGGATATACCAACCGAAGAAGACTAATTCTAGTTGCGGTGAGAAATGATATTTCTGTTGAGTGGAAATGGCCAGAAATTACACACAGTGACGAAGATGATACTCTTCCTAATTTATTAACTGTGAAAGACGCATTTGAATTACTGGATTACAACGATATAAACTCACCAAAAAATGATCCAGATAATGTACCAATGAATCATAAAGAATCAACTATTGAAAAATTTAAAAAAATAGATAATGAGAAAAAAACGGGGACTTATTCATCTCGTGGTTCGTCTAACAGACTTTCCTTTGATAAACCAGCACCAACTCTTGTTCCCGGACATAGTAGTTTTCAAATTCATCCTAAGGAACATAGAAGTATTACAGTGAGGGAAGGTGCGATTATTACTGGTTTTCCACGTAACTTTAAATTTGTTGGGTCGCACAGTGACAGATGCGTTCAAATTGGCAACGCAATCCCATTTCATCTGGGTAATGCTTTGGCGAAAAGTTGTGTTGAATTATTGAACCAGTTGTAATGAAGTATTCACCAAATAAAAAAACCACGTATATACGCAGTTTTTTTATTTTTTTTATTTTTTTTATTTTTATTCGGTATTCACTTTTAGGCCAAACCTTCCCAGAATTCTGGCGCTAGAGGTTGAATCGTTTCATAATATTCAATAACTTTTTGGATATTTTCCCCTTGAGTTTTCAAGTCCTCCTCATTTGGTAAATAGCCCATTTCTCTCACTCTTATTTCTGTTTTGATCCAGTTTTTGATATATTTTATGTTATTTTTATTATTCACTATACACTTACTCGCATCGTAGTTGTGATGAATGTTGTTGCAAGTCTCACATAGTAAAACTGCGATACCTTGTTCATCAACATTATACACAGAATGTGCTCTCCAATGATCAACGGCTAGTCGTTCTTCCTTAGATGAAATTCCACATAATTCGCATTTATCTTCCTTGGACTGTACAAAAGCATCGCGTTCTGTGTCAGTTTTGAAAATGTTGCGTAGTGCTGGTCGGACAATCGTATCAAGGTCGGATTTCTTTTTAGGAGTCCATATATATTTGATGGTTTCGCCTTCTCCTTCTCTCACTAAACCGTATCTCTTGAACTTATCGTGAAATGTTCTTAGTTGTCTCTGAACATCTCCGGGAGCATAATCTAAACTTGCAACAAGTTCTTCCATACTTGTAAAAGTTACTGGAAAAGTGATTTTGGTTGCCATTGTTCTAGCAGTATACTCTTTTTCAATGTCTCTCTTAGAAATAGGATTACTGATATTATTTTCAAAAATAACAGCAATGGTTCTAAGTTGAGTTCCTTCTTTGGTCATTTCAATCAAGTTGAAGTGTTGTTCGGTTTCGGTCATTTTTAAATTCGTATGTTAGTTTTCAATTATTTTTTGGTACTATTAATAATAAAAAATAATTTTCTTTCAATTTTTTTTTACTACCATTAAAATTCAAACGACTATATTAAAATTTCAAATTCAAAAAATAAGAATAAAAATCATTAAAAAAATAAAAATAATGTATAAATGTCACTAGTGACAATTATTATGGCGGGAGGTTTAGGTAAAAGAATGAATTCTACTATACCGAAAGTATTACACAAAGTGAATGATTATCCAATGATTTACTACGTAATAAAACGTGCAATTGAAATGAAATCTATAGACATTTTGGTTGTTGTAGGTAAATATCAAAATGAAATTGAAAATAATATAAAAAAGTATTTTACAAACGAAGAGTTAATTAATATTCATTTTATCAACCAACCAGAAATTATTGAAAATGGTATTGAAAAAGTAGGTGGAACTGGTCACGCAATCAAATGTTGTTTACCTCATTTAATTAATAGTAAGTTAGACTCATCAACAAATATATTAATTTTATCTGGTGACGTACCTTTATTAAGTTTTAATACTCTTCAAAAGTTGACTGTTTTACAAAACAGTTTACTGATTACACAATTAGAAAACCCAACTGGTTGTGGACGAATTTTTTTTAATCGTAACAGTCAAATTGAAAAAATAGTTGAAGAAAAAGACTGTGATGAATTACAAAAAAGAAATAAGTATGTAAACTGTGGAATATACTATGTCAACTTTATTACATTAATTGATTGTATTCCTCTTATTCAAAATAATAACAAATCTGGAGAATATTATTTAACTGACTTAATTGAAATTTCTATAAAACGGAACCACGGATTTTACTTTTATGAACTTGAACAAAATAAAAATTATGAAATAATGAATATTAACACTCCGGCCGAGTTGGAAAAAGCAAATGAAAGGAATGACTATGTAGTTTAACTATTTTCTTGGATATTTTGTTTGGTTTCATCAATAGATTCTGTACGAATTCTGATAATTTGTGGTGGACTTCCTGCAATATTTTCTTGGGAAACATTTGTTTTTCCATTTATTTTATTTATATTTATTAAACAACCACTTTGAAAACTTGCTGTATTTTCCAATGAAGGTATCTGGGGTTTCACGCGTTTTATCGGCGCTCTGTGAGAATATCCGTGAATTCTTTCTTTTTCCACAATTTTCCACAACTCTTCCATTTCACCAATATTATCTTGGAACCATTTCTTGTTTCTAAGCACCAATACACAACTAAATTCTTCTAACTTCCAGAATATATTTTTAATCCACGTATTTTCCATGACCTCTTGTTTTGTCATTTGTTCTTGTTCCCATACTTCAAAATCTTCATAACAGTCAATATGTAGAGGTTTATACTTATAAATTGGAATACCTTCTTTAGATGAAAAATACATAATCACTCCTTTTATATCACCATTTTCGGTTTCGGCAAAGTCTCCGTCGTTTTTAAACGTATCTTCATTTTCATACTCTATAAATTGAGTTTCTAAAAAATCACATTCATCTAAGTCACACGTCTCCATCTGTAACTGCATCTGTATCCAATACTCTTTTTTAGGCACTCCGTCAATCTCACGGTTTACTGGATTTTTTATTTCCAACATACGTCCATACCTCGGTGAGGTTTCGTCAATATTGATACCGTCCGGCGATGCACCTAAAAATGTGTATGTTTCGTGTTGAATACAACCAAAGTCGCCAATTTTTGTATTATACTTATCCTCGTATATCATTACCGACAAGGGTTCGTATTTTTGTCCCCAGTGCATCGCAGTATTTATATTTACTGGTGATGACAACTTTGGAATAGTATCGTCGTTACTTTCAATAAGTTGTTTTAATGGAACGCATTTTTCGTATATAAGTTGGTTTCTAGTAGACTCATTTTCAAATGCTTTATATGCATTACTAGCGGTTATTAAATTGTGTCTATGTTCGTACCATTCTTTGGTTCTTTGTACTGGCTGGGGTTTATTTTTTAATTTGGTAATTTGTCCTTCAATTTTTTCAACATTAGGAGCGTTTTTTATAAAAGTAGAATCATAAGACCGTTGCGGAATAATTTGACTATAAAATAATTTTGCAGCAACTTCAATAATTTCTTCCAATTCTTCTTCAAAATTTTCTCGTTGTGTATCAAAAAAGAAATAACCAAATTCAATCAAAAATAATTCTTTTATATTTTCTACCATTTCTTCGTGAAAATCTGGTTCCGATATGGCGGTCGGATTTTCATCAATATAATCAGACATTAACTGCATACAAGTTTCAACACACTCTACTTCATCATCGCTTTCAAGTAGTCGTGGTTCTTCTTCATCCTCTGCAATAATAGTGTCTAATATATCTTCTAATTCTTCTAATTCATTTATTAACATTTTATTTACTATATAATATGTTAATTTGTTTTTATGTTGATTCATATATTATAATTCATCGTCATCTGCGATATTTTTTACACTTCCTTTTAATTTTTTCGGAGGAAGACTTTTTAGAGTAGAAACTCTTTTGGCATCTAAATTTTTTAATGTAAAATGGTTACTTGACTTATTGTAAGATAATGCCGGTATTTCTTTTATTTCTCCTACTGTTTTATCATAAATTACATCTTTCACACGTTGTAATTTTTTACGGTCCAAACAGTCTTTCAAAAATTTAATTAAGTTTGTTTTTTCATCTTCAGTGTATTCTTTTTCTTTGGCATATACTTCTGCATAATTTACTATTTTTTTAATTTTGACTGTCTTATCTAACTTTGACCAAGGATCATTCTTATTATTTATTTTTTCGTTTTCAAGAAAATTCTCAAGATTTGACATATCATTTGATGTTTTTGTTTCATGTATAACATTTCCACTCATTAACATTGTCTTGTATTTAATGTTTTTCAATTCAACACATTCTTCAATTTTTTCATTTGTTGTTGTTGTTGTTGCCATATTTTAGACTTATATTTATATATAGTAAATTGAGTTTAACTCAGTTTTTAAAAATATTATAATTTTATCTATTTATGTTATTTACAAAAAGAAATATATAAAAATAATATACTTTTAAATAATATGAACTACGACGAAAAAAAAATAAATATTGTTGGAACTGGAACCCGTTATCAAATGAAAAAGGTAATTAAAAATGATGACGATTATATTATTAAAAGCAGAAAAGAAATTGATAAATTAGACTTACCTTTGGACATTTTTGAATGGGAACAACAACATAACATAATTAATGAGATATATGAAAATTTAAAAAATAATTACGTTTTAAAAACATCTCCAGATATTATCAAAATATTCAAAAATCAAATTTCTAATAAATTATCTGGATATAAACAACAAGATACAATGAAAAAAGTTTTTGATAAAGATAAAATTATTAAAATGGAAGAAGTTATTGAAAAATTAAAGAACTGTGGACTCAAATGTTATTATTGTAATGAAAATATCTATTTATTGTATAAGTTGGTGAGAGAAATGAATCAATGGAGTTTAGATCGAATAAATAATGACATTGGACATACTTGCGAAAATGTATTTATTTCTTGTTTAGAATGTAACTTAAAAAAACGCACTAAAAATAGTGATTCTTTTTTATTTACCAAACAATTAAAAATAAATAAACTTTGCGATTAAATCTAGTAAATTATGAATATTACTATAATATATAATATATGCAGTCAGAACTTATAGAATGGAAATGGAGTAATGGAGAAAAAATGGAAAAAAGTCCAAGAGTTATGAAACAATATGTTTCTCAAGAACCAATTCAACAAGCAAGTCAATATGTTGAAAATAATCCAGAAAATTTGGCTTATCAACAATCATTATTGTCAGAAAATGATACTTGGAGTTTAGATGGTCCTCAGTTTATAAATGATATGAAACCTTTGAACAAAAGGGAAGACAACTATAATAGAATGTCTGAGAGAGAAATGTTTGGTCAGATTAACCAAAACCCTTTCTTAGTTAGTAATAAATATATTGATGACCTAATGGTACAAGATAAATTTTTGAAACCTATATCCACCAGTATTGAAAAAGAAAAAAATAATATCAACGAATAATATTTTTATTCAAGTTATATATTTTATATTTGTTATTGAATTACATAACAAATATAACTTTTATTTTTTATTTTTTACAGTTTTAAATATTACTTATTTGATTAAATCCATCTATAAGGACCGTCTCCCTTGACATCAACTTGTTCTTTTAATGGTTCAACTGGGAATGATAGACGTTTGCCGTGTACAATCCAGTAGAATTTACCATTTGGACCATAAACTGTAAATTTATTATCTTCTACTTCAGAAACGTTGAATGTCTTGATTGTCTTGCCATCATATATTGGTGTAATTTGAATAGTCAAGTCGGTTGCCATATTTTTCACGTAGTCTGGTAACTCTATTGTTACCGACTCTTCATCTCGGATTTCATCTTTTCCTCTGTAATAAACACCAGCTTCTGGACCTTCCAAACAACCATGAACTAAATATTTGGACTTATCATCTGGATGATCAATTACGAAAGACTTAACAGAGTACCAACTAGTTCCATCTGATACTTTTAATGCAGTTGCACCGGGTGTAGCAGCAGTATCGTAGTAAATTGCACCTTGTGATGCTGTAGGGGCTGTTCCTAATGAACCAACGCTTACCGTACCACTTGCTCCTATGGTTCCACTAAATGTCTTGGCGCCAGCGAATGTTTGGGCTAACGTTGTTACTATACCAGGAGTTGTGTTTGTAGCTGGAGCTAACTGTAAGTAACTTCCAGTTGCAACAGTTGCACCGTTTGTAAATCCACTTGAACTAACTGATGTTACGCCAGCAACAACACCAGTAGCGCCAGTTGCACCAGTAGGACCCGATGCACCAGTTGTACCAGTTGTACCAGTTGTACCAGTCGCACCAGTTGTACCAGTCGCACCCGTTGTACCAGTTGTACCAGTGGCACCAGTTGCACCAGTAGAACCAGTTGCACCAGTTGTACCAGTTGTACCAGTTGTACCAGTCGCACCAGTTGCACCAGTAGCACCAGTTGCACCAGTAGCACCAGTCGCACCAGTAGTACCAGTGGCACCAGTTGAACCAGTGGCGCCAGTCGCACCAGTTGTCAAATATCCAAATGTGATATTGTTCAATGATTCAGTAGTA